AATTAAAAAGGGGACCTCGTTTTGAGATCCCCTTTTTTGGTTACAGGAACTTTGGGTATGGTGCCCATTTCTTTTTGTTCCTACTTTACGTTTCTATACATTTCTCTATGTACGGGATCTTTTATACCAAACAATCCTAATTTACCTTTGGCTTTAGCTTTTTTACTTCTAGGTATTCTGTAAGCTTTCATTTGATATTCTTTTCCATCTATTTCTACGCCATGAGTCTTTCTTTTTAAGAAGTTACCCCAATCACCTTCCATTCTTTTATTTCTATGTCCCATTATTTTGATTTTTTAGGATCTGGACAATCACACTCACCCTCTTCAGCTGCTTTATTTGCTTCTTCATAAACTATTTTAGCATCATCAAAAGCTGCTTTAGCAACTGCATCTGCTAACTCTGCGTCTGTTAAAGCTAGTAAAGCTTGAGTAGAAGCTTCTTCAGCTGCTTGTAATGCGTCTTGTGCTGCATCAACATTAAATTCATCATTACAACCATCAACGCAAACTTGTCCTGCTGGAAGCGGCTCACATTGCTCTGTACATTCTATATTGCTTTGTTGTGTTTCAGATAGATTTTGTCCTGCTTCTGCTTCGGCTGCAGCAGCATCATCTACAGCATCTTGGGCGGCTAGAAAAGCTTGATTTGCTTGCTCTAGTTCTTGTGCTGTGATTCCTACTTGTTGAAAAGCTAAATCCTTAGCCGCACATAGTTCTTCACATGTCTTTGGTTTAAGTTCCTTTATTTCCTTTTGCAATTTTCTTAACTGCATCGTTATTGAGATATCTCTTTTTATTCCTTCCATTTTTGTTATTTATAGTACTTTTTTGAAAATGTTCCATCAGTATAGAACTCTAACACAAGGCCATTATATGTGCTGTTTATTTCTTGACCCATTAAATTATATACTTTATCTATTGTTTTTTCTTGTGAACTGATTGAGACTGAAACAGGACGAAACGATTCGTATTGTCCATCATAATCAGTTTGTTTTAAACGATAATAAGAAACTCCATATAATGGATTATCATCTATTATACTATATGACATTTGGCTGTTACTATTCCCAGCTCCTGTCACAACTCCTATAGTGTACCATTCTTCTACATTAACACTTCTTTGTATTTCGAAATAATCATTATTCACTTGAGATAAAATAATCCATTCAACCAAAACAATAGGATGAAACTCTCCACCTAAGTGTTCAGCATTAAAAGAGATAAGATCTATAGGTAAAGCACTACCACCACCTTGGTGTCCAAATACAGTATTAGGTCTATAAGAATTTCTGTAACCCATAGGAGATGGAAAAGCTCCATCATCATAATTATATACAACTGAGTTAGATTTAGCTGTGTATTGAAATTCTGGATAACTTGAAGCCCATGATCCATGATTATTAACAACCTTAACTAAAAGGTTTTGTGTTCCATCATATCCATATAATCCTTGTAATGTAACTTCATTCCATCCAGGTGAAAAGCTTAAGGTACCATCATATACTTTTTTCCAAGCATCCCACGGCCCGTTACCAGGTTCAGGCATTGTGCCATCGTTAAATATTTCATCTGGAGTCATAGCCATCCAGATCTCTTGATTATTTAAATTAAGAGAACTTGAATTAGCTACATTCCAACTTATTTTCTCTATAGTTAAAGGAGTGTTACCTAGTTCTGCCGCTGTATAGATAGAAGCACTCCAACTATAGTCATAATATCCATAAGCAGGAACTCTCCCGTTTTGAAGATTAGAATTTGGATCTCCTATAGTAACTTCATTAGAGTTTCCTCCTCCTCCCCCACTTGACACTGGAGTTTTTTTCATCATTACCTGAGTGGAGGTAGAGTTAGTAGCACAATTATATTGATTCAAATGAACATATAAAACACCTGTATAAGTCGCGGTATACTTAATATAAGAAGTTAAACCGCAACTAGTATAGTCATCATTAAAACCTGCAACTAAACCTAATTCATCTCTTAACGTAAGTTGTGTATCGTAAGACGCGGATATTCCTCCATGTGAACTACAAGTTGAAAATTCATATTCATCTCCATTAGTTATATTAACTTTAATAACTTCACCAGCCCAATTAGAAGCAGTAGCTGAACCCCATGTGTTGTTGTCTGGAGTGTAAGTAGCACTTGGATAATAATTAGTACCATTATCACATTGAGAATATCCTAATATAATAAGTAAAGTAAATATTAAAGTTATTAAGTGTTTCATTTCTTTTTATTTTTATATATTTCTTTATCAACTTCTTTGCACCAATACAATATTTCGTCAACCTTGGTTTCTAATTTTTCAATATGTTTTGTCTGCCATTCTTGTTTTAAATCATATTCCAATCTTTTAATTTCAGCAGGTGGAAGGGTTTTTGCTTCTGCAATATCGGATTGTAAAGTGTAATACATGCCAACAAAAGTTGCTGTTAACATTACAATTTTTATTATACCTTTAAGGTCTAATTTAACTTCTGTTTGTTCATTTACTTTCATATGTTGTTACCAGTTATCTGCTTTATCAAAAGGGTCTTTGTCATTTTTATCGCCCCAGTTATCTTTATTAAATCGATCTTCCATTATTTGCTCAGAATTTTCTTCTAATATCTGTTTTTTCTCTGCTGCTTGTTTAGCGTCTTTATCAGCTTGACTAGTAACTTGCCACTCTGGCCAACCCAACATCAAGGCAGTAACTTTTAAAATGTCTCCTGAGTCCCAAGCTGCTGGATCCATAGTTTTTAAACCTATAGCCCAAGCATTAGCGTATAACTTTCTAAAATTCTCTGCAGGAATATTAAAGATAGCTTGAAGACTTTTAGTTGCTGCTTCAAATTTAGGATTGTTAGGATCATAAACTTTGTAGTCTATAGTATATTTTTTACCGTTTCTAGTAACACTAGTTTGATACTTTATAGCGTTACCAGCTCCTAAAAATTGTTTTAGTTTACCTCCCACAGCTGGAGATAGATTTAAAAATTTCATTAAAGCTTTAGAATAATCAGGACCAGGCCAAGTACCTTCTTTTTGATACTGTTTATAAAGCTCTTCACCAGCTTGCAATGAAACATCTAATATTATACCGGGCATTCCAAAACCTTGCATAACATTTCCACCAGCAGTTCTACCAGTTTGTAGCATCATTTCTTTAGCTTCTTCTTCGCTATATCCATTAGCTAATAACATAAATAAACCTCCTTGTCCCGCTGCAAAAGCTGCAGGTTGAAGAACCCCATAATTTAAAACTTTAGATATGTTTTCTTTTAAACTACCTCTTTTATTTTTTATATCTCTTAGAGCTTTATCTATTTCTCTTGCGTAAGCAAACTGTGTAGTATGGAATCCACCAAAGATTCTACCTCTCATACTTTTCTGCCAATTGCCTAAAAATCCTGGTAAACGAGACTGTTGATTTCGCTGTACTTTTTTATAGACATCTTTCATAGCTTTGGCTCTCGCATCCTCATAACTCATTCCTTTTTTAATATAGGTTTGAGTTCTATTATGTAACAATGGAGCACCACCAAAAACTATAGCTGCAATATCACCCATTTGAGCAGGTTTATACCCTTTTTCTAACATATAATTTAAAAAGGTTTGCATTTTATTGCCTTTAGATGTTCTTAATAATTCAATTATCTCTGCTGAAGCTATTTCATTACCACCACCTCTTCGGGATTTTGCCCAATCTGAGTTCCAAATCTCTGAAACATCACTCCAATATCTAGGTTGATTAGCAAAAGCTTTACCAGCTGCAAATATATTATTATCTGATACATTAATAAAGTTAGTAAGCGAAGTGGTTTGCATAGCCATTGATCTAAAGTTTACACTCATTACAGCTTGTTGCCATTGTGTAAAGTAATTTAAATACTTTTGATCTTGAATATTACCTTGACCTAATCTATTAGTACCATCTCTCATGGTTTGTCTCAGTGTATTGAATTCGTCTCCAAAAGCATTTCCTCTAGCTACTCTTATTTTATTTTCATTTCTCTCTGAGAAGAGTAATGCATCGGCTATATAAAATGGTTGAAAGACATTGTCTCTAACTGAACCTCTAAGAGTACTATATAAATCTCCTTCGATACTTCCAGCTTTCCAAGACGCATCATTAGTCATACCCTCGTATGTACCTAACTTACTAATACCTACTAATCGTTGAGAAAATGCAGCTATTTCTGGATGTTCTGATAAATAGTTATTTATAGCTGTTAAATCAGATTTTGCAATTCCATTTATTTCTGTACCTACTGCTTGCCACGCACCAATTCTAATAACATCTTCTAACGTGTACTCAGTACCTACTCCATCCAGTTTTAAAACTTTATTTTTATCTTTTAATATAGTATTGTTTTCTTCTCTAAGAACATTGTATTCTTTACCCATTCTTATAGTTTCTCCCTCATGCTTCATTTGGTTGTCAATATAAACATCTAAATGATTTTCATTTAAATATTTTAATTGAGCTTCCCCTTGTTTACCTGGAGAGATAATTCCATAATACATACCTTCCATGTCTTGGTATTGAGGCCCTAGTAATCCTGTTCTTTTACCAGATTTTTCACCTATTTGATGAGCTCTTACTGCAGAATATTCTTTAATTCTATCTATTCCAAAACTTTCTTCTAATAATATATCTATTGCATTAGTTTTATCTTCTAAACCAAATAATTCAGAACTTTCTTCAATAATAAGTCTTTGTTCTCCAGCTAAACCTAATGATTCTAATGCCACTTCAAAAGCTTCTATCGTAGGTTGATAATCTTCAGATATATTTATTTTGTTATAAAACTTACCACGTTGACCAGATACTAATGGTAATAATCCCATTATAACTTTCTTGTTATCCCAAACATGATCACCAGCTCCTTCAATTAATGTTCCTTCAGTAGTAATTAAATTATCTAATGTAAATCCTTCAAAACCGTGGTCGTTCATCCATTGAACATAATTTTCTCTTCCTTTAGGACCTCGTGCTGTAATTAAAAAATAATCTTCTGGTCTTCCTTCTTTTACTAATCTATTCCACGTGTCTAATTGATATTGAAAATCAGGTCCTTCTACAGCGCTATCCATACTATTAAAACCTTCGTAATCCCAGGACCCTTCCACGAAGTCGTCTGCACTTTCTATTTCTAATTTTTTAGCATTAAATACATCTTGAGTAATTTCATGTACTACTCCATCTTTTGTAGTGTATTTTATTATAGTCTCTGAAGAACCTGTTACGTCATCAAAATCTGCCATTTCTGCTGTAACTTCTTCCATTACGCTATCCATCACTCCAACCTCCGCCTTAACTTCTTTAGTAGGAACACCTAGTTTTCTATCAACAGTACCTTCATGATTTTGAAACTCTTCACTCATTTGTGTCACGTGATTTGCTTCGGTTTCACTTAAACCTGTTATTTCAACATCAACACCCATGTCATTTAATCTTTCTGTAGCTTGAGTATTAGCAGCTTCAGTACTAGCTTCTGCAGCTTTTGGATCTCTAATAGCGTTGAGTAAAGTTTCTACCAATGCAACTGAGGTAGCATCATATTTATTAAACGCATCAGTAACAGCTACAACGTCAAACTTATCTTTAAAAGCTGGGTTTTCAAGTAATTTATTTATGTCTACATCTCTATTTAATATTTCATCAACACGTTTACCAGCTTTCATTCTAACAGTCTCTAGTAGAGTTTCACCAGTCATTGGGTCTATGTAGTTTTCTAATATAGATTTATTTTCAGAAACGAATCTGGTATAGTTATAAGGAGAAGTACTACCATAAAGATTATCGATGCGATCTAAATTTCTTTTTGGAGACATCACTTGAACCATTAAATCCCAATCTTTAGTTCTAAGAGCTTCCGCTGTGTTTCCTGTTAATATATCAACATATCCTTGATAAGATTGATTAGATGAATCGTATACATGTTCTCCTTTAAACTTAGCCCATTCCTTAGCTGCATATTCAGCATATTTAAACAAGTTGTCATACGTTTTCTTTCCAATCGTAATTGGTTCACTAGGATCACGATCTCTATATTCATATAATACATCGTCATATCTTTGTTTATAAATAGGATTATCTACGGTAAAATCTTGATATCCTTCAGTAACATAGAAGTATTTAGTATTATACATTGCTCTTGGTCCATAAACTAAATTAGAGTTGAACTGTTCTAAATGTTTAACAAAACTTAAAGCATCTTCCAGTCCGGCTATATCTCCCTTACCACCATTATTTTTACTTGCAACAAAATCATTTTTCATTGTTGCCCAAAAATTATAAAGATTTCCTAAAGCTTGTTGTGCTTCAGGTTTAAGCTCTTTAGCAATAGCATCTATTTTTTCTTGTCGATCAGCACTAGGTTTAGTTTTTAATCCTCCACCTTTTTCGGTCGAATAATAAGTTCCTTGTAAAATACTTTTTATTTTATTAAACGCTCCTATGTTGTTAGCTGTTATCTGACTCCAGTCAATAGCATTAAAATAATCTTTAGCTTCTTGAGATATATTAGGATTATCTAAAGCTTCTTTAAAGTTTTCTGGTTTAAACCATTTATGACTTATATCAATATCTTTTCCACCTGTAGTTCTAGATCCAATACCAAACATCTGAGTAAGCATTTCTTTACCCTTAGTGATGTCGTATCTATTCCCTGTTTTTTGAGTGAACTTATTTAGTTCAGGAAAAGAAGTCATTACAAATTCAAAAAACTCTTGATGTGTTTTATCAAATTTTGCTAAAGCATCTTTATCCCAGATTTTATCATCACCTTTTACAGTATAGAAACTTGCTTTTTGTTTCTCAAGACGCTTAAGCATGCTTTTTACTTCAGTTGCGTTTCTATTAAAGTTAGCTCCAACTTTTTGTATGTTATCTTCTTCACTTACAAAATCAGTAAACTTTTGTCCAAATCTTTTAGAGCCTGCTTTGGTTTGAATCTTCTGTAATATATCCATATCCACCTGCATTATATCGGCTAACATGGAGTCTGGAATATTTTCGCGATCACCTTCTTTCCAATCCCTGTAATATTCAAAGAAATTTTTGCCTTTTACAGGTTTATGTTTTTGGTTGTAATCATTGAATACCAACACTGCTTCAGCTACTTCATCATAACCTTTCTGTTGCATTTCTTCTGAAAATAATATTCTTCCTTCAGAATCAGCCATCTTACTCATACCAGATCTTAACTGAGCCTCAACATTATTTAAGAATTGCTCTTCAGTATATTTTTCATATTCGGGATTATCTATACCTTGTTGTAGTATTTTTTGTTGGGTTGCAGCGTCTTTAGTTTGTCTAGCAAGTTGATTACCAGTTGTTTTAGCCATTTCGTTTAATATAGCTTCCAATCTATTCTTACCTCCCATTACGAAAGCAATAAAGTTTTCTTTATCTATATTACTTTTAAAATCAACAGGATTTTTTTCTTGCCATTTAGAACCAACTCCTTTATCAGAAAAACCTTGTCCTGCACCTACTCTATCTTTTTGAGTATAAAACTCATTTAATAATACGTTTCGTACTCCAGTTGATTGACCTCCTCTAGTAGTAAAAGATTCACTAGTTAAGTTTTCAGGTAAAAGTTGATATATAGTTTCCCAATGTTCATTTAAAAAAGTCTTCCAATGTTCTTTTTCTTTTGCTCCCCATTTCAATCCTCCATCTTTAGCCGTATGTATTTCTGGTCCAAATTGCTCTCTAATACTCATTTCTAAAGCTCTTCCTAAAGGCATTTCCGTTCCATCTTCAAGAGTGATTTTTTCAGTATGTAAACCTTTCATTGTAAAGTTTTCCAAACCTAATTTACCTAAAGCCTCATTTATCATGCCAATCATCTCGTTGGTATTCATATTAAATTCTTCAGATAAAATCTTGTTCGCGTCAGCTCCAGAAAGACTATAATCTCTATTATTTCCTTTTGATACAGAACCTTTATTTCCACCAATATCGTAATCTATCGTAACATCAGGAGAACCTTCAGTTAAATAACCTTTATCAATCTGTTGCATGGTTATATCCCATGCGTTTGTCATTTCATCACCACCAGAGCTTACTTGCTGATCAGGTCTTTTCTTGTGGTATTCGCCCGAATCTTTAGTTAGTTTGTCTAAGTTTTTATCAATATAATTTCCTAACTTGTGGTTTAAAGTAGATTTTAAATAAGTGGAAAAAGCACCTTTACTAGGAGTATAACTCTTCACAGCATCGGTATAATAGGAATATATTTGCGCATTCCAGTCAGATCTAGTAATACCTTCTCCTAAATTAGGATTATATTTAGCTCTTTCTTCTTGCAAAATACCTTGGTTATCTTCAAACAATTGGTTGTCAGCTCTAACTCTTCTAGAATCAAATTGAGGAATACTTAGATCTTTTATTATCTCCATATTCTTTGCGTTTCTTATTCTTATCTCTAACGAGCTATCTTTATCAGAAACATTTGAAATCATGTCTTTAGCTAATTTGATTTTCAAATTCAAACCATCTATTCTGTCTTGATAATCTTCTTTAGTCATGTCGCCAGCCATGTACTGATAACTAGCCTTAGACTTTTCTTTTATTAATTCTTTCTTTTTAGCTTCAAATTCCTTTAACTCTTCGCTCCATTCAATAACTTTACCTTCAAGATCCTCAACTGTAGCTTCAACCTCTTTAACGTCTTTGTCAGATAGATCCACTTTTTTACCAGCCATTACCGCCATAACCTTGTTTCTGTAAGACATTCCTCCTTTACGCGTATCTGCAGCGTAACCTAACAGAAAGTTCATCATACCTTCAGGAGATAGTTCAAACTCTGCATCTGACATACCCATTTGTTTAGCTCCTGCTTTAAGTTCTGATCCAATTAAATCAGCCATTTGCTTAATATCATTATAACCATAGTCTAATTCACCATTAAGTAAAGCCTCAGCATAATAATTTAACCATTCTATACTTCCTTGAGGATCTCTTTGATAACTACCGTCTTTAGATAAGCGTTGTAAAATTATTTTTCGTTGAGGTTCAGTAAGAAGATTCTTGAATTTTTTTACAAACTCTCTAGCTTTAATTTGTCCACCTCGCACCCATTTACCTTCAGCTGTTTTCCAACCTTTTTGACGCATTATATCGTTAACCCAATGGTGAACATTTTCATGTTGACCAGTGGCCCAATCACCTATTCTCGCGTTCATCATGGTTTTAAGCTCGTTACCGATATACTCTTTGTTAACTATACTAACACCGTTAGGTAATGAGAACCCTTTAGAACCTACATCTGCAGCGTTATCTATTATAAGTTGTTTCTGTGCTTGCAAATCTTTTAAAAGATCTAAATCCCCTGCTAAATCAGCTTGTTCAATTTCGTAATCTAAATCATCTAGTTTTTGATTATCTTCAACAGTAAATTGTTTTTCATATTCAACTTTTCTTTTTAATCGCATTAACTCTGGTGCCATAGCTGGATCGTTTGCAGCTAACTCATCAATTCTTGCCATTAATTCTGCTGTAGTTTCATAAACCTCTGTTCCTTCTTCTTGGGCTTTGTTAAGAAACTCTTCTCCTTGTTCTTTCGTCCTTTTCTTTTGTTCAGTTATTAAATCAATCTGTTTTTTTAATTGAGCATCAACTTTACTTTGAGCTGTTTCAAGATTTAATGTATTAACACTGTTAGGATTGTTTTTAAACTCTTCCTTAGCTACCGCTAATATATCTACTAAATTAGTATATTTTTGCTCATTTCTTATGTATTGTTGTTGTTCTGGAGAACCAGCTTTAAACCCATATCTAAAAGTAGCAGCTTGTATATTTTCTGCTACAGCAGTCCATTTACCTAACCATTGTGAAATTTGAGTTTCAGTCCATCCTGCTTCGTTTAACATTACTTTTAAAGCGTTGTTACTAGTATTACCTATAAATTGTAACTCTCTAGAGTTAGGTACCCATCCTTGTTTTTGTCCAACAGCTGTTTTTGCAAAATCATCTGGATCGTATGCTCCAGCAGCGTTACTTTTATCATACAAGTGCATGGCCGCTTGAGTCTCATTAACAGCGTGAGAAAAGTTTTGTGCAGTACTAATTTCGTGATGGTTAACTAGACTTTCAACAGTAACTCCTCCACCTTGTAGGAAGTCATAAATTTTGGTCATTGCTGCTACGTCAGGATTACTAACCCCTTCTCCATTGTTTTTCTCATTAGCTTTAGATCTCATTAGCTCTCCAATCTCTTGCAAGCTCTTACCTTTTATCTCACTAATTGAAATCCCTAATTGTTTAAAATCGTTTTTAATGCTTTCATAAATTCTATCAGAATTACTCTCATCACCAATATTAAGCCCTCTGCTTTTCTTTGCTTTAGAGGCAGCGTTATCAATATTACGAGTTCTAGTTCCTAAAGGAGTTTTAGGATCGTAAAAAGACTTTCTACTACCACCTAGAGTACTTGCAAAGCTTCTTCTATCAACATCTAATAATCTTCTAGCATCAAGTTTAAATTTATTAAACATTGCCCTATTTGCTTTGTCTGGTAAAAGTAATCTATTAGCAACTAAAAACCCCATTGTATTAGCCCAATCCTTAGGGTCAACAAAGTTTAAAAAAGCTTCTGCAATTAAACCGGAATCGTCTGGGTTTTCGATAGCGTGCCCAAGTCCTTCAAAGAAACCACCAGTCTTTAAAGTACCAGCACCAGTAACTATAGCTTTTGCTTGAACTGCAGCTTCTTCTAATGTAGCTGGAAAACCTGTTACTTTTAATACGTTATGTATTTTCTTTAACTGAGTGGCTTTTGCAGGATTAGCTTTAACCCATTTAGGATCATCTAATTTAGATAAGAAACCAGCAGGAGCTCTATTCAATACTGTTCTCATAGTAGCAATACCTATAGGAAAATAAAATGGATTCATTTCCTCTTGCCATATAACATCATTAGCTGCTACAATACCTACTTCTTCAGCATAATACATGCTCCAGTCAATCATGCTTTTAGTAGCTTTACCACCATTTCCAGCTCCAACTTTTATTGCTAAAGCGTTATAACTACTTCCAGTTTTAGCTTGAGCAGCTATTCCTCTTAAACCTGTAAACCCGTACTTTGCGTCTCCATAAAGTATTCTAGTTAAAGTACCACCAACTAACTTTCTAGTTAATAAAAACTCTGCAGCTATAATTGCAAAATCAAAACTTCCTTGCCCAAAGCTTCTCCATGCACTACTTTCATAAAAAGCATCTCTTTCCACCTGTGTCATGCTGTTCCACAATTCTGGAAAATCTTCTTGAAAATGATTAGCCCAGACAGTTTTTTCTTCATCAGGAGACACGTTATCCACTCCTAACCATTCAGCAGCTCTATCTGTAAAACCATCTGCTGTACCATCTCTTTCTAAGGTTAATGGATCAAAGTTCATTAAATAAGCTCTAGACGTAACTGTTAGTTTGTTTATTAAGTTGTTCCATTGGTGTTCAATTGGACTGTCAGGAAAATGGAACTTTTTTAATTTCCCTATAAACGGAGACCTCTTGTCCGTCTTGAGTCCATCTAAACTTCCTTGGTCTGCTATTTTATTAATTATACCTATAAGATCTCTATTCCATGCAGTCGCTTGAAACCCAAAATTATCTGATTCGGACATTAGCTTTGCAGCAGCAATTAAATCAAAGGATTGATCCATGATGTTTTCGAGTAATTGATCTTCATCAGTAAACCTAAATTCTGACTGTACAAACTGTTCTAGTGGGATAAGATTATACTTAGTAATATCTTCCGGATCTATTTCATCTCTTCTAAATAAGTTACCAGTTTGAGGATTATAAAGCATTTCGGTGTCTTCTTCAACACCATCAACGTCTTGTTTTTGAATATATGATTTCCATTCTGATTGTAAATCTTCAAATTCTTCTACGCTTGAGGCATGAGCCATTTTATACTTCATGTCTGCTGCGTATTCTAAATCCCAAGTAACAGGAAGAAAAGACTTTTGTATTCCGTCTAAGGTTTGTTTTTGCTGAATATAAGCTGCTTGTTGTAGTGGTGTTCCTTTTGCGGGATCAAAAGGTTTACCGTTAAACATAGGGGTAGTACCATCAATCCTTGATTTAGTTAGTTCTCCTTTTTCATCAACACCCATTATATTATAAAGATTATCTCTTCTAGTAACCTGTGCGTCGTTATCTATAACATACCGAAGTACTCCTTCAAATCTAGGTTGATTTAAAGTTTCTATCATTAAGTTATTTAATCCTTCTTGTGGAGTTTCAGTGAATCCAGTTTGACTAGTAAGCATTTCTTCTTCTGCTTCTTTTTCCTCTTGATTCATCCATCTATCATCCTCAAACTGTACTAACCCTAAATAATATAATGTTTGTCTACTAGGCTGTATAGCATCAGGACCGCTAATCAATAACTCAGTAATTTCTTCTAAAACATTTTCAGGCATTCTTTGAGGAGTTTGCGTATTTCCTAAAGGAACACCAGCCGTACCAATAATATTTCCATCAGGGTCTATAATTATAGCTTCATTTCCCTCCTCTTGACGATAATCATTTATAACACCAACATTATTCTGTATCATAAACCACTTTTCATTCTCAGTCGTCTGCATAGTTGAAGCTAGGACATCTAAATTAGCAGTAACCTCTTCCTCGCTTGGTTGAGGAAGTTGACTTTGAATATCTTCTTGGAATGATTCACTTTGTTGTCTTAACTCACTAGGTTGCACTCCCTCAGGAGTTAAAGGTTTTTCTTGATCTGCCGAAGAAGAAGACTTATCTATTGGAATTTTTTTAACAACGTTAGGAGAGTTATTTATATTACCTAATTCTAATATATATTCATAAGTTACACCCGCATGTCTAAGTTCAGGAGTTACCTCAATAAAAGTATATCCATAAGTTTCTAATAATCCTAAGTTTTCTGGAGAAGCAGGAATCCTAACCCCATTTGAAGCTTGTGAAACAACTTGCTTTAATTTAGTTTGATTTATTTCGTTTAACGGATTATAAACCCTTTCTCCGTTATCTAGAACCACAGTAGAACCTTCCTCGTCTTGCATGGTAGAAAGCTCTATCAAGTTTGTTTCCCAATCATTTAGTTCATAATCGGCATCATCCCCAACTTTACTTACAACGTTGTCCACGATTGTGTTTAGTTCATCTAAACCTTCTTGAGCTTGATTTTCAGGTTTTTTACCTTCAGCTTTGTCTAATCTAGCTAAAGCTTTTTTCCCTTCTATTTCATCTGCTACAGCTTGATTTTTAACACTAACTTCTTGTCCACGTTCATCTTTAGTCACTACGGTTCCTTCCGGAGCGCATGGTAAACAATTACCATCTGGATCTCTTCCTGGTGAACTTCCATCAGGACATTCCGGACACGGTGAGTCAGTCTGAGTATTATCTTCTACAAACTCTTCTACTTCTAGATCTTCTGCCATATAATATTTAATTACGGATTATTTTTTTGCCATTTTGCAAAACATTTTTTACCTTGACTAGTGCTGTAATCGGCTAAGCAATTATCTTTTTTAAACTGTTTAATTTTAGCTGCTTTTTGCTCTTTAGTTCCTGTTAAAGTTCTCATTTTCATTCGTATTTCATCTTGAACAAAAGCGTGGTATTGAGCTTGCGGAGTGTTAAGACTTTGTCTTTGTTGTGGAGCTATTTTCGCAGCGTCTGTCATTAGTGTTGCGAATGCTTCAGGTGTATCATAAAGACTAGCGTCTACAACACCGTCTTGAACACTACTTGGGTTATCAGTATTATAAACCGTAGTGCTACCTGGACCTACAGCCCAATCAATAGCTTCGTCTAAACTACCAAAACCAAATTTATCAGCTGCAGCTTTTGTAAAATATTTACCCACCTTTTTACCATTCTGTCTCATTGTGGCGATTTCCTGTATAGTTTTACCTCCACCTGGAGCAAGCAATAAATCACTACCAACGTAATAACCAGTTTTACCTCCTGGTACTTGAGTGTTTAATACTTTAACTAAATCATTAACAGCATCTCCTTTTTTGTGGTGACCTGCAACGTTTGGTCCAAGATTATCATTATCACTATAGTAATCTTTTGCTTTACTGTAATTTATATTGTAACGATTTTGCCAAACCTTTTGATTTTTTTCACTTGCAGTTTGCTTATATTGCTTTTTACTTCCTGCTTTATGAGGTTTTCTTGAGTGTTCAACATCTTGCTTGTTATATGCTGGATTGTCTAATATCATTTGACTGTGACCTAAACCTAAAACTTTTCTTTGCCATTGAACTTGATTATTGTTTTGAGTTTGGCTATTATTCATGTAACCAATATATGGACCGAAAGAGGTTGTTCCTCCTTCTTTAAATTGATCTATAGGATCTGTACCTTGCTGGTATACTTGATCGTCACCATAAAATGTTTTTCTTAATTCTACATCTACGGCATTTAAAGATTCTCCAGCTTCTAATTTCCTGTTAGTTTCTTCTAGTCCATTTAAGGCATAGGTTAAAGATTGAGACCATACACTTGTAGAATATTTTTTATCATTTAAAGTAGCAGTGTAATTATAATTAACTAAATTTTCAGCTAATTTTTCTCTTGCTGGACCATAACTTTTTGTTTGAACATCTTCATTTGTTGCTGGATCATATATAGTAATAGTCTCTGCTGTAAAAACTTCATTAAGTCCTGGAATAGTATCTGTCCCTTCCATAACAACATCAGTAGTTATATTCATATCCCCTAATGTAGGAAAAAATTGAGGTCTATTTTTTGGATCTCCAAATTGCTGTATCAACCCTGAATTACTTATTTTAAACTCAGTACCACCAAAATCTCCAGAAGTATATTCTTTTTCCCAATCATCGATTTCTCCGCTTCCGTCTATATCTACGATATATTCCTCTGTGTCTGGATCAAACAATGAAGCTCTATCTACTGTCCAAAATCCTTTCATATAGTCAGCGCTTTCTGGATCTCTATTGATTTTAAATTTAATATTTTTTCCTCCATTAAACTTTTTATCTATAGCTATAGCTAATAGAGCAGGATCTACTTGATCTAAATTCATTGAATTTGGAGTTCCTTGTTCAAAATTTAAAGTTTTATCAAAATCTTGAAATAAAGCATCAGATATTTGAACACCATTAGCTATTTGCTCAGGTAAACTTCTTAAGTATGACATATAATCTTTATCCTCGTTTTCTAAAGACCCAGCTCTTTTCCAGTATTCATCTCTCAATTCCTTGACGGTTTCCATGACAGTGCTATCTGATTGATCAATTCCGGCTGCTTCTAAAGATTTATTAAATTCATCATAATCCTTTATCTTTCTTTTCTCCAATTCATCTTGAAGCTTTTGAGTTTGAGCTCTTCTACTAGCTTGTGCTTTAGCCATAGAATCATACGTCTTGAGTAAATCCTCATTAAATTTAGCATGCGCAGCTGTCATGCTTTGCAAGCCTGTAGAATTTTTAATTATATCTGGTTGTCTATACGTTCCCATGTTTAAATTTTAATTTTAACCTAATCCTCCATCTGTTGCTAAAGCTCCAAGCCCACCGGTAATACCACCTCCAATATTTCCAATAGCTTCCCACTTTGCTTGATTAGCTTCTGCTTCTATTAATCTTTCTTGATCTAAGTTAGCTTGTAATCTATCTAGTTGAGTCATCTCTCTTTCTTCTTGTTTATCAAACATCCACTTTTCTCCTTCAGCTAACATTTTTTGTAAGTCCGCTTCACCTTTTGCTCTAAGATCTTCGTTTTGTTTTTCTTGTTTTTGAATATCTGCTGCTATCTCTTGTTTAGATTTAGCTGCAGCTTGAGCTAATGCAGTAGCTCCTCCAGATCCAGAACCTGAAGCCCTTAATGTATCTAAAGTGTTAGCTAACGCTATGTCTGTTTGTTCAGCTTGGAATTCAGCAGCGCCAGTAGCAACACTTAAATTATTATAAGGGTTTGTCATATTAGCGTAAGGATTTGTTATATCTTGTCTACTGTTTTCAGCATCGGTAATAGCAGCATTTAATGTATTTTGATCAGTTCGTGATAACTCAGCTTGCCCTTCGGCATCGGCTGCTGCAATTGCTCCAGTTGCGGCGGATATAACCATTCCTCCTACTATCACTGCTGTTGTTGCTCCCATATTATTGTATTTTTTTCATTAGTTCATAAGATGGCTTTTTATCCACGTGCCATCCAAATTTTTCAAATGTGTTTATTAAGTTCTTGTGTCGACCTATAAATAACATGTATTTAATGTCTTGTGCTTTACAAACATTTTCCGCTCCAGCAATAAACAATTCTAAAGCTTCTTGTCTATCGTTTTCTCTATATTCAGGATCAGAAATAATCCATTCTACCCAAGCTCCTTTGGAGTTAGTAGTGTATATAAAACCTGCTAAAATCGGTTTATTATCTTTTTCTACCATCAGACCTCCTAAGCCATTATTTGGAAGAGAATCTCTATTTGGTGTAGTCCAATCTTTCCAACCTTCCCACCATGTAGGTAAAGTTTGCCAATCAGACTCAGTTAATTGTCTTATATTTAATTTCATTTTATTTTATATTATTGAGAGGATACTACAAAATTAGATCCTACTGTCCATAATTCCTTTGGTCCACCTGGGTCAGTTAATGAATCTGTAGATATTTTAACTCTTGCTATATAACCTTTGATTCCAGACATTGCTGATCCCCATATTACTTCTTCAGGTCTAGCTGTACTATTATTAACTAAATTTGCTACATAGTCATTTTCTTGTCTATCAAAACCTGCGTGGTATATAGGTGGAATTAAATAAGCACCTGTCAAATGCGTGTTTCCTGCTGTATCATATTCTCCTTCGTAATAGCTATATACTTTGCTAGAAGTATCCTTATACTCTTGCCACAATGGTGGTGGTACAGGAACGGGAGGTGGATCTACAACTTCAAAAAATGTATCCATACCCTCTAAATCTGATTCAAAATAATCTATTTCCCAACCACTATTTCCTTCATAACTAACAGTTTGAAAGTTTTTCATAGTACTAGGAGCAGGATTGAAAATAAAAGTAATACTAGCATCATTACTCATTGTGTAGAAAGTACCTCTATTATTAGGAAGTATTGCATCTGAAACGTAATGTTTCCATACAAACCCATCAAAAGTTGTAAAATAATTAGCTTTTAAACTATCTACTGAAGTAGGAGCGTAACTGAAGAAACTAGTCCATCCTTTTGCTTCTTCATCAAATGTTAATGTATAATAGTCATTTGTCCACCTTTTTATAGTAGACGTAGGGGGAACTGTGTTATCAACTAACCAATCTGCCCAATTAACATTATAGTCTGGATCAGGAGAAGTATATGGCTTTTGAATTGATAAAACGTAATTACTATTATGTATATCCCAACCTCCTACTAATCTATCTTTCACTACTTTGTTAAACCTAATAGTAACTTTAGCTATTCCACATATTAAAGCGCTAATGTCTTCACTAGTAAATACGAAACAATTAACCTCACCTGCATTATTCCAGTTTCTCCAACTTTTAACATATGCGTTAGTAGAGACGTAGTTCAAACTTATAGGATCTAAATAAGATATTGTCATACCTTTTTCTAGATTTTGTCCATCTGTTTCTAGATTAAAACCTTCAGAAAGGCAATCTATTCCACTTCCTGCAGTAACCGTGTCAGTGAAAGAAAAAGTTTTATTTGTATCAGATAAGTCAGCTAAACGATCTCTAAAAAAATCTTTCATTCCATATTCACTAATCTGAGTTAATCCATCTCTAGACAATCTCATCACAGTACCTCTGTTCTTATCGGCAAAATATTTTCTATATCCAAATGTTCCAAACGACCTAGGATCATTACTAATTCCCCAATGACCTAAGTATGGAGTTATTTGTCCAATAACTAAGTTTTGAGTGGTAACTGGAGTTTGAACACCATCAGCGGCGTATATAGCATCTTTATCTATTAAGGCTTTACTTACTTTATTTTCTTGAAATATACTTAAGTTTGTATCTTCTGCAAATAACCTTTGTATACTACCGTAAGCTGGATCTATACTTCTTGTAATCTCTTGACCTACGCTAAAAACATTTAATTCATTAATTCCTGTTCTAGAATTAAATATCCCTGAGTAAATTAACCCACTAAATAATCTTTGTTGATTATTATCATCTTCAGTTATATGCGCTTTTACACCTAAACTTACTATATTATTATTGTATCCTCCTTGTATTCTTGCTTCTTCAACAACCCAGTTAGAATCTCCTGCACTTATGTCAGCGTCTACAGGAAAAGGAGGCCAAGCTCCTTGGTTATTTAAAAACGTTGTAGAACTATTTACACCTTCCCATGGAACTCCCGTATAAAAAGCGTTTTTATTAGGAGAAGAATCAATTATTCTTTTCAATAAGAAAGTGTTAAAATAAGATACTTCTAATTCTGCTGCCATATTTTATAATTACTTGTTATTAATTTTAATTACCTAATCGCATTCACCAGTACATGGATCAAGATCATCACAACCTCCACTGCCGCTGCCACCGCCACAATCACCTGTACATCCAGCAAATCCAACACCTGGATCTGTTGATCCGTCAGGACAAGGGAAATTATCACCGTTTACACCTGGATGAGGGAAACGATAAATAATATCATTTTCCGTAGCATTAGGATTTCCAGCATCTGCTAAGTAACCCCAATATGTTTCATCTCCTCTTCCAGAAGCATTTGCGTCTTCACAAGCAACTCCAAAATTAAATATTAATTCTTGCCCAACACAATTAGGAAAATTTGCACAACATGAACAACTAGTTAAATTAGCTGGATTTCCATCCCAAGCATCTTGTTCCATCCCAAACCATTCACCTTCTCCATATATTCTTTCAGTTATATCTTGAGTTAGATATACTGAAACTTCTGTATATTCACCACCTGGGTCAACTACAGTTTCTGTGTAAAAATCAGAGTTGTTTATACCACTTATAGGACTACAAGCACCTGAGCTTGTTACACTTTTTATTTCCCAATCATATACTAGTTCAGTGTTCCTCAAACTTGCAGTATAAGAACCGTTTTCAAATCTCACCGTAAAGAACTCAACATCGCCATCATCTGCATCACATGTATTCACAGCTTCTTGCCATGTTATATCACTGTCAATAGTAAGAGCACCTCCATTAGGAAGTTGCGTTGCGGTTCCGGGAGCTGCAGATTGTCCATTATATACGGTAACTACAGGTCTACAGTTATCTAATAAGAAATCTCTATCAAAAGTCTTTGATGTTCCATTAGCTGTAACTATTAATCTTAAAAATATAAATTGTAGAGGATTAGTGCTAAGATCGTCAGCAATAAATACATTGGGATCTGCTCCTGGCTTTAATCTTAATTTCCATAAAGGTTGTCCATTAGCTCCATACGAATCTATAAAAACTTCAAAAACATCTATTAAATCTGCAGGTAAGAAATCACCATTGTTTGATTGTAATAAAGCACATGTAGCAGCAGGGTCAGCACAAGGGAAACCAGCTTCGTTGAAAGGCTCAAATGAGTTAGGAGTTACCTCATCTCCAGGTGCCGTACATTCAGACCATGTAAATAAACTACTACTTGTAAATTCTGGTAATGAATAAACTCCATTAGGAGCGTATCCATCATCAATCAATTGATTTAAATCACTAATTAGCCCACTAGTCGATGTTTCCCAATAAATTTCTAAATTAGAATGAAATGGAGTAGTTTCAAACACTGTTAAAGCATTGCTAAATAAAGGAGGAAACGTAAGAGGTTTAAGTGCTGTTACAGGGAAATTTTGTTGATCATTTTTATTTAATCCAATTTGGTATTGAGTACTTAACTCAGCAACATAAGGATTGTCATCAGCTTTAAATATAGGATCCACAGGTACTCTATCTGCACTACCTGTAAGATTTTCTATGTAATATGGGTAAAATTGATCTTCAAGATCAGTGTCTCTTTTTCTACTAGTCCATTCTCCTAAAGTGTTGAAAGGTTGAAGAGTAGTCACATTAACTTTGTTGTAATTATAACTATATGAAACACCTGAATTAGGACTAAATTGTTGATTAACCCAAATAGACATTTGATAAGGTATAGGACTACTTATTATGGCTGACTCAATATAATTAGGCATTACAATACTCCATAATACTTCTTCAGATCCAAAAACCTCTTGAACAGGTCCTGGGTCATTTAAATTCTTAGGAACTTTATTTATATTATCTCCAAATAAAGATATGTTAGAAACCACCGTAGTACTAACATACCTTGGTTCTAATTGGTGTTTTTTAGTTGGAGCAGTTCCACCAGTGTTAGCACCTATAGGGTTCCATGTAATTTTTCCACTTGTAGCACCTGGTACATAAACATTATAATAATCATGATCTTGTTGTTTTACTACAATTTTATAACTATACCAACCTAAAGGATTATCTTCGCTCCACAGACCAGGGTAACCTTGTATACCATCAGATGGAATAGGATTGTTGAAATTTATTTTTAATGAGTTTCCAAACCACTGAACTGGGTCTGGTTGTCCAAATGAATACGGAGCAAATACAGTGTCATTAGAAAAACTGTCCGTGATTAACTGTGCTGGGTTTCTCAGGGTTACACTAGAAGCTCTACCATATCTATCTTGTAATACTACTCCAACTTGATAAGTTCTATTTTGTTTTAGAGTACTTAAAGGTAACGCTTTCATATCTGAGTCTTCATACTGAACTCCTCTTCTAACGTTTATATCAACTTCATAGTCTAAATATAAAGGAGAAGTATGTTTATCTAAATAATTTCCATAAACTATTCTATTAGATACAATCTCCTGACTCAAAGCAGCTACAGGAACTCTATCACTAACTCTAATTAAATCTGCTTCAGGAAGAACTTTGTAAGGTTTTATAGAATTATATTCAAAAATATAATGATCAGGATAACATTGTGCTTTTATAACTATTTTTTCACCTACTGCTAAAGCGTTTACAGGTAATTCAATCGCGCCTCCAGTAATAGCTTCAAATCCTATTTGCCATAAAGCGTCTTCACAGTCAGGATAACAGTATCCAGTGGGAGGGAAAATACTTGTAAGGTAAACCGGTTCTCCATCAATGGACAATAAAGGAGTTATACCATCTTCTCTAAATAGTTGAGCGTAAGTATCAGTGCCACAGTTTGTGTATACTCCATTATTTAGATATGAAAATGCATAAGCCATTGCACCTAGTGTTTCTTCTATATACAAAGTAGTTAATTCATCAAAATAATTGTTTCCACAAGCACTTCCGGATACTACAAAGCTAGGTGGTTGACTAAATATTTCACTACTTATATCTTCTATTACTTTTATGGTTTGCTCATTAGCATCTTTAAACAGTATTTGTATTTCGTCAACTTTATATTCACTTGTTAGTTTATCAACTGAAGTTGGTAAATCTATTTTTAGACCTATAGAGTTGATCTTGTTTTCCATGAAATCAACTACACCAGTTTCAGCAGTGTTTTTCTCATCTCCTACACTACAATTATCTACTGGTTCAGCTAGTTCATCAGGTGCTACTCCTTCTAATTTTAAGAATTCAGAATCATAATCAAAATTGTTTATGAAAAAACCATTGTTTTCTGGAACAAAAGCAGCTTGAGTAAATGGAGCCATTAATGAATATTCTCCATCATCATACTTAAATCTATAACTAAATCTAGGAAATTTATCTTTTAAATAGTTTTCATCACCTGGAAAAGTCAAGTCATAATCAACGTTAGAGTAACAAAATCTTAACTTATCTCCTACTTCCCAATTGTATGTAGGTGTTGTAACATCAACTACATTAGCGTTATTGTTTATGTTTGCTGTTCTAACAATGTTTAACGGTGGGTTTATTAAGCTTTGTATAAAAACATCTGGTGAATTAGGTTTATCTACATTAGTACACTTAATACAATAACCCTTACCTTCCCACAAGTAGTCACTAGAAGATGGAACACCAAAAGAATATGCATCACTCAAAGTAACGTCTCCAGCACCAGCACCAGCTAAATTAGATATACTAGTTAAAAAATGAGGAGGATTCCATTGAGAAACCTTATCTTTTAATAAAGATTCTTTGTCTTCTGTGCTTAGAGCTGTAGTAGGAATAGGACTTTGAAAATCAATAACCTCTACGGGTGCGTATTTAGCAACTGATACGTGATCTTCATTTTGATAATAAGGATTGCTTGAGCATGCAGGAGCACTAAAAGCAAAGTCTACATTAATTTTTCTAGGTTGATTTCTGTTATCTGTCCACGCCAATACATCTTCTAATAGGTTTACTCCTGTTATGTAATTTGTAGTAGAAAAATTCAACCAACTACCTTCAACAAGGATAGTAGTGTCTTGTGTTAACGTATTATAACATACTATTTGACAAATAGCACCTCTAGATACATACCCAAATACAGTCTCGTAAAAGTCAGAAGGAGCTCGTGTAGTTAATTGAGGACTACAATCAGTATAATCTGTTAAAAAATAATATATTCTATTGTTCTGGGTGTCAACATAACTACCTATAACTTCCATTTTAGTTCTAACAAAAGAATTAGGATCTACCGCAGCGTCATTAGTAGACGAAGGGCAAGGAATAGGAAATCCCCCAGGTGGATATAATGGACTAAGTGGTTCGTAAGAATCTCTTTGAATATAATTTTTTCCAGTAGAACCTATATCTTGGATATTATTTCCTAATTTACTAGTTTCTGTATTACCCAATACATTCTCTAACGCACCTACGTTGGGACCTTCTGATTTGTTTATTGAAATGTTTTTTCCTTCTCTGTACTCTCCCTTTTCAATTAACCTTTCGTCTAAGTCTTGGTTCATTTTAGACTTAAGAAATGTATTTTTAATTTCTGGCATTATATTTAGTATTTAATCCATTTTGATTTACCACGCATTATTTGAACAAACTCATCAAGTTTTAAGTTAGATAATCTAATCTTAGCATTTCTCAAAGCTGCTGATCTTTCTTTTTTAAATCTTCTTATAACATATTCTTGAACTCCCATCCTCGTAGATAGAATAGCATGAAGTATATGCATGTATAAAGCTTGTTCAGCCATTTTTGGTATTTTAGTATCTTCCTCATAAGCGAGCCCATCTGAAATATATTCAATTGTTATTAATTTGTTGGCTAAATTACTACTAAACGAAAATTTTCCTTCTCTTTCATTTATAGTAAACCACCCATTAACATTTGCTGTTTCCGGATGTATTCCATAACGTTGACCTAATAAAGCAAAATCTCTATAACCATACCAAGAGTCAGCATATCCATAATCAAACAAAGGTTCAATACTTAAGTCTTTAGGAGCGTTTTTCCATCTTTCATCTGTTAATGATGTTCCTTCTAAGTTTTCTTCCCATTTATCTTGAATAGGAACACCTTCTGGAGTATTGTCTTGTAAAGGCGTATCTGTTGGATTAACAGTTAAATCAGTAGGATATATTATATGTTTAACACCTACTCTATCTATCCATGATAACTGTACATAGTTAACGTAGTCTTGAGGTATAATCACAGATAAGCTTGACGGAACACTAACTTCTTGAGTTTTTACACTTTTTAATGTATCATAAGAAAATTCTTGCAACCCTCTTTTTGCGTGGAAAATTACATCTCCTCTTGGTGTTTGAGATATTATTTTATCTTTACCAACATACATCATCATGAAGTTGTTTATAACTTCTTCTAAGCTTACGTATTCATAACCACCATAGTTATTCCACAACGCTTGCTGTTTTATTTGTAATCCAATGTAACCTACAGGAATTGGACCAGGCGCAGCTTTTAACGTGTTACCTTCCATGGTGTATCCACCAATGTATTCTGTCCAAGTACTTCCTACTCCTTCAAAAGGACCTACTCCAGTTGGAGAAGTATATACCTTAAAATTATTAAGAGCATATTCAGGAGAAGCTGGATCGTAACTATTAAAGCTTCCTAATTGTAATACGGTGTTAAAATCAAAGTAAAAAGTTTCTCCTGGAATACCACTTGATTCTAATATTTGTTGACCTGCGTAATACTGGGCGTTTGTTTCTGTAATTAGTCCTCCGTTTGGTGTTGCCATAGTTTATTAACTTTTTTCGTTTATATTTTCTTGTTGAACCATTTGAGCCGCACTTTGTACTATTTGTGGATCTCTAATTACTACTCCAGCATACATTAATATTTGAATAATAACATCAGTTTGTTCTTCTATATGAAGATCAAAATCTACGGGACCAGTGGTTGGTACAACTGTACCTCCTGGTATAGGTGAGTATTCATACTGTCCTAAAGTTCCAACTGTGTAAGCCCAAACAGGATCTTGAGGTTTTCTAATACATAAAGCACGTATCGAGTTTAAATTTAAAACACTATTATCAGGTCCATATATATCTATTCTAGGTGAACCAGGACTTGATCCACCGCTGTATCCACCTTGTTGGGTGTATATAGGATTTATAGCTGAAGGTTTAGTATAATTAGAATTATTACGAAGTAATGCTTGACCTGGATCCACTCTTTCCATAATATAAGATTTACCTGTAACTTCGTTTTGAAAAAACAAATCTCCTATATAATAAATACTACTAGGTAAAGTGTAATAAGATGTATTTGGAAATAAGTTGATAAAGTTTAAAGCAACGTTGTCTTTGAATATAGACATTCTTTCATCTAGATTATCTAGTCTATTCCCATATTCACTATTGTTTTGAGTTACTCTAAATTGTTGGTTAAAGTCTTCAAAGTATTTTTCAAATATCTCTAACTGAACTTGAGTAGCTAAACTATTAAATTCAACAGGTGTTATAAAACCTCTTTGTTCTTTATTTAAAATTAGTAGTACTGTTTTGTACACTGTATCTACACTTATTGCCATATTTCCTGTTTTACTATAAATAATAAAGGCGGCGATAATAGCCGCCTTTATTAAGATTACATGTTTAGTGAGTATTTAACTAAACTTTTTTTCTATTGATTTGTACACTTCTAATCCTTCATCTGTTTGGAACCATGAAGCTAAAGCGCTATATGCGTTTTCATCAAATGGTACAGTCATAAGCTTTTTACCATTACTTCCCCATGAAAATGTTTTTTGATCTTGAGAAAGTTTGATTATACCCGCTTCTCTTGCTTTTATACCAAAGTTCCTTAATTGTATGTTTTCATCGTTCGCTAACGCTAAAAAGGTTTTAGGATTATTTTTTGCAAATACCCTAAGATCTCTTTTTATTTCTTTAGTAGAAAGAGCGTTTACGTCTGAACCAACTTCTACTCTTAATATAGCTTCTGCGTGATCTATATCCATTCCTTTAGCAGCGTTCATAGCTTCTAATTGAATATCAAATAAATCTAAATCTTCAACAGCTTCTTTTACATCATCTATTTCTCCATATCTTTTTCCTTTCCACGGATGGTATAAAGATAATAGTTTTTGAAGACTTTGTTGTTCTTTAGGAACAAACAACGCACCATCATTAAAAATAATGTGTTTCATCGTGCATTGACCTTGTTGTTCATCTACAAAAACAGAGTTTTGATTAGTTGCATATCTAATTTCTCTTTGCATATTTGTTTCTGGATCGAAATATAATAAAGGAAATCTTCTTGTATGTTTAGAAGGTAAAGTGAAACTTAAAGGACTTTTATTATTTAATAAGTAATAAGTTCTATCTTTTATTTCCCACGTTTCTTCTATAGTTTTTAATTCTTTTGTTTCTTTTGACATAATATAATATAATTAAAAAGTTAAAAAAGACCCCTAATTAAAGGGGTCTTATTAAGTGTAATCTACGATATCTCTATCCCAGTGATCTTATAAAGCGTTGGAGCTTCTAAGTATTCAGTTGGAACAGAAACAGCAGCAAATTTAGGAATATGATATGGATCAGCCACACCAGCTTCTAAAGTCGCATTTAAAGCATCAATTGCAGCTTGCGGAAGCGTAGCTCCCATGTCACCATCAAATTGAATTTCTAAAGTAGTAAGTGCGCCACCAGTTGGATCTTGAATAGCAAGATCAAACGATGATAACGAATTACTATTAGAATAACCAGAGATTAATATAGGAATGTCAACATCCACTATAACATCACCAGTTTGTACAGTCCCACCAGATAATTCTGTAACGGACGTGTTCGGGTTTATGAAATTGATAAGCATAACTTTGTATTTTTAAATGTTAATTATTATTAAGCCGTAAATAATACGAAGTTGTTAGCTGCTTGAACACACAAACATCTTTCTGATAAGTATTGAACTTGCATTGCATCTAAAGAAGATGTGTATGCTCCTCCAACAGAACCAAGGATCCAAGATTTTAATCTTCTATCATCAGTTTGTGAAGCTCTATACCTAACGTGTAAGAAAGGACGTCTAATGTTCTGACCCATCATTTGATCATAAACAGTTGATGTACCAGCAGGAACCATAACTCCTTTGATATTATCAACCATCCCTCTAGTAGAAGCATCGTTTAGATATTTCCAATCAGTTTTATAAAAGTCATAAGAACCTCTTCTAAAACCAGAAAATCCAAAGTTTAATGCCATTTCACTAGAATTGTCAAATAAACCATATGAAGCTGAAGCAACTGAAGAATAACCTCCACCAGCTTGAGCGCCAATCATATCGTCAAAATCAAGAGCAGTAGCTCTATCCAAGAAAAGCATGTTTTCTTCAATAGCACCTTGCTTATCTAATTGTTGTAGGATTTGATCGAAATCACCTAACGCACCAGCTCCAGGAGCAGCAGCGCCAGCGAAACCAGCATATACGTTACCTCTATCTTCTAGAGCAGCAAACATACCTTGTGTTCCACCACCTGATCCAGCAGTAATTGCCGCAGCATTATTAGCGATTTCACCTTCAACACATACCATTTCAAGATAATCTTCATATCTTAATCTAGTTTCTGATTCAGCTTTAATATACCATAAGAAACCAGTGGCTCCATCTTCAGATGCAACTTCAACCCAACCAATTTGAGCTGTGTCAGAACCGTTAACTTCATACTGATCTTTAATGATAATAGGCTTGTTGTTGAATTGAGTCATTACTGGCTCAACTGCACCTAACATTCCTTCTGTTCCTTTTTGGAAATCAGAACCATAAACAAATAGTCTAAGTCCTGCTACACCAGCAAGAGCGCCCCAACCACCACCAGCAGTTGTATAACAAACAGCATCAAACTGGTTAGGATTTAAACCACCAGCAGCTCCATCATCAATTAAACTAACAATACCTTTTAATGTAACTCCACTAACTGGATCATACACTACAATTGTATTATTAACTCTAATTGCTAAAGGATCACCTGTACTGTTCACTGTAAAAGTACCAGCCGCTTCTGAAACGTCTGTGTAAGCAATATGTAATCTATTTTGTTCAGACCAGATTACTTGATCTGAGGTCATTGGCATTTCTGCTCCGACCATTCTAAGAAATCCAGAGATGGTTCTATTACCAAATCTTTCGACTTCTTGTTCGTATAATTCCGGCAAGTATTGTTGAGCAAAATCTGCAAAATCAGTTCCTGCACCGCCACCACCTACATCTGTCCATTGTAGGTAATTACTTGATAATACTTGTTGCTCCGGGTACGGTTGTAACCCCGCATGCATAGCTGTAAAACTCATAATTTATTAATTTACGTTTTTCGTTTAATTTTTAACTTAGAACTATCAACTCCGTTTACTGCTTTAATTTTCATTCCTTTAAACCTTATATCAGTATCTCCACTTCTAGTTGGTCTTGAACCATCACTTATATTTTTAGACTTTTTATATTCAGAGCGAATCGCATCTGCTTTGCCTTGTTCATAAAAGTGATTAGCTAAGGAATCAGCATTTCTAGCCGCGTAAAGAGCTTTGTGATAGCCTGCCATGTCTACAATATCGCCTTTTTCATCTAAGAACCTCTTAACGAAATTTTCTATATCTGATTGTTTACTAGCAACATCTGAAGGATTGTTGACTTTGTATCTAAATTTCTTTTCTCCTACACTGAAATCAAAACCTTTGAATTCATCAGAAAAATGTGTATTAGTACGGTTAACAAAATCCTCACGTCTCTTTTGAGCAGTTTCCTGTTCTTTGTTATATCTGTTGAAAAAGTCCATGGCTTTTTGTTGATCTTGTGATATACCTGGTCTCATTTTGATCTCATCGTAATAATCACTTTTCATCTTGTCCAAATAACCTTGAGCTTTCGCAACTTCTTCTTTAATCGCAAGCTTTCGCTTACGTATTTCTTTTTCACTATCTAAATCCGAATTGTAGGCAAATTTATCATCAATCATAAATTCAACTTCATCCTTATTTAAATGTGGTTTAGATTTTTTATAATATTCTCTTAATAAAGTTAAATCATCTGCTTTACTATAATCAGCGTTTAACCTTATATAATCTTCCATATTACCTCCTGTATCTTGCATAAACTTAACAAGTTTCTCTACATTTTCAGGTAGCTGTAATTCTGGTTTTTCTTTTAATTCTTTTTTAATATCTTTAACTACTTCTTCAGTAGCTGCACTAGGAGTTAATTCTTCTATTACTACTACTTCTTGTTCTTGCGTATCTTTGTCTTCGTGTGACACTTCCATTTGGGTATCTTTCCCGCTTTCTTCGCTTTGCTCTCCTGTGCTTTGCACGCTTTCAACTGTTTCCCCTTGTACGGCATCTATTTCTTCTTTCTTAGTTAAATCTACTTTAGCTACTTCAGTTTTCTTATTAGCTAGTTTTCTAGGTTTCTTTTTTACTTTGAGTGGTTCTACCTTAGTATCCACTGCTGGTTTTTCTTGTTCCATGATATGATATTATATAATTATTGTGGCGGCATCATCGGAGCACCCGGCCCAGGCGGAGGAGTCATTCCTTCACCAGTATTTAATAAAGGTGGATCTCCACCCATCTCAGATGGATCTCCTTGTGATTTTTCAAAGTTCATTGGTAATCCACCATTTTTTCTTTGAGCAATCATTTCACTTTGTTGTGTAGCTTGTAATTTAGTTCGTTTATCTTTTCTATCTTCAATTTCTGCTTCTTTTTGAGTAGCAGCACCTATTTCCATTTGCTTTAACTGCTTGTCAAATTCAAATTTCATAGTCATTAATTCTTTGTCGATTTGAGCTTTTGCTTGTAATTTCTGAATATCAAATTGTGACTTACCTTGTTCTACTTGTAATTCACTTTGAGCTAAAGCTTGTTGTTTTTGCATTTCAGCAGTAGCAGCCGCTTGAACTTGTTTAGCGTTTTTCTGCTCTTCCATAGCCATCATTTGTTTTTGTTTGGCCATATCTTCTTTAGCTTTCTTTTTTCTTAACAACTTCAAATATTGATTAGCTAACTTTAAGTTATTTATTTCCCTAATGTCAATAGCGTCTTCTAGATTTATTGATTGTTGCTGTAAAGCCATTTGAATATTTTGCTCAAGCATCGCTTTTTCTTCTTCATCAGGTTCTACTTGTAGATAAATGCCAAAATCGTATAAATGTAGAGATTGGATTTCTTCTAAAGTTTTAACATTGTATAAACTAATACTATTTATTAAAGCTTCTTTTGTTAAATCAAATTCTAAACAATCTGCAACTCTTAATGATATATTCTCACAAGCTCTCAATGTTAAATATAAACTAGCGTTTAATATATGTTTAGTAGCAGTATTAGATGCAGCTGCTGCTAATTTTTGTAAACCTACTAAAGCTTCTTCATTTGGAGTACTACCATCACGCGCCTCGTTCAATCCGGTGACATCTCTGATCATTTGAAGGTAATATTGGTATGTTTGGATGAGAGATTGAATTTTAGCTTGTCCTGATGAACTATTTAACTCCTGGATAGGTACCTTGCCATGGTTTAGATCACCATCCTGTGTCATAGACCTACCTACGATACTACCAGTTTGGAAATACATGTTTAAAGCTTCTGCAGGGTTGTAGTTGGTTCCATTACCTAAATCCACTTCTGCTAATCCGTCTACATCTACAAATACTCCATCTGGAACAGTTCTAGCTAAAACTTGTTGAAGTTTTAAGGAAGTTAACTGAATCATGTCAGCAAAACCCATCATTCTCTCTACTAAAGATTCTATTCTACCTTTGTACATGTGTGGTGCACATAGTTGGTAATTCATGTTTACTTTAGTAAGATCAGAAAATGGTCTTGTCATGTTTTCCGCAACTTTCCATTCTAACATTATAGGGTGACCTAATATCTTAGCACCATGATATAAGACTTCAATAGATCTAGAAACTCTATCATAATTATCACTAGGTGGTGGATTAAAAAAATCATGTTTTTGAATTGCTTTTTCTAGACCGCTATCTGTTCTTTTTATTTTAAATACCTGATCACCATAAGTTTTGTATTCAAAGTATAATACTTGAACTGTGTTGTTATCATCTTTTCCCGACCAGTTTCTAGTATAATTTCTAGTACCAGGATACTTTTGAATTTCTTGCAATTCTTGAGAAGTTATATCAGGAAATTGTTTCTTTAATTCCGGTAGAGATATATTTTTAACTTCACCTACATAATATATGTCTTCAAAATTAGGATCTTCGGTATATGACCATACCATGTTTGCTGGATCGCAATATTCTACTACTATACCATTAGATCTATTATAATTAGTTTTTACAGCACCTATTCCTAAAACTACTAAATCCCTATTAAATCTATTTTTAGTTAAATTATATTTGTTTCTTTCTAATACATTATCAATTAATTCCTCTTCTGCAATTTCTATAGATTGTTTATAATCTAACTGCATGTGAATTTCTAACTCTTGTTCGTCTTGTGGAACATTCTCCATCCCTCTAGTCTCACTGATATCTACTCCAAAAGATTTCTCTACCGCTTTAGTAAACTCTCTTGTTGCAATATCTTTTGCAATTTTTTCTGCATACTTAGTTCTCGTTTGTCTTGAAGCTGGATCTTGAGCAAAAGCTTTTATTTCATAATTCTTATTGCTCATTCCGTTAACTACTATATCAACAAACTTGGGGATAACAGGAACTGGTTTCCAATCTAGGTTTAGATAAGATAAATCTCCATTAATAGAAAGTTCATCTTTATATTTTTGAACTGATTGTTCTCCTCTAGAATACAATCTTCTTTGGTGAAAAATATTATAGTTAAAAGAATATCTTTCTCCTCCTAATCCTTGACTGAACCATTCACTTTCTATTGCTCGTCCTACTAACAATCCATATTCTAAACTCATTTTCTCTGCCTCAGGTACTACCTGATCAGGAAATGAACTTCTAGTATTCGTATAAATCATTTATTAATTATTTTTGAAAGAATTCCATCATTGTCGTATCTCTTTATTCCTAAGTTTACTTCTCTAACTGTTCGAGCAGCTAGTGGTTTATACTTGTTTTTATTACAAGCCATTATAGCTAACCCAGAACTAATAGAAGCATCATGCTTGGTTCTATTGTTTATATTAAATTTTGCCCAATCTTCTAAAGTTTCTTGAAAATACATATCACCATATGTATCATTTTTAAAACCTACGTAATTGTCAATATAAGATTCAATTGCGGCGGCGTGTGCTTGTATCACATCTTGACTGGAGTTTGGAATACCACCTATTTCTTTCTCTGTTACAGAAAGTTTATTCCATATTTTATCTGGTCTATTCATAGAGAACATTCTATATCCTCTACGCTTTAAATAGTAAAGTAATCTTGGTTTGTTGTTTTCTGCTAATATTGGCATACCGTAAAACACTAATGCCATTAACACATCTTCAAAAAACGTTTCAGCAGTTGGAGGTCTAGAAATATATTGTAAGAAAAACTTGTTAGAAGGAGCGTCTTCCATACTAAATTTAGTTAAACCGTGTAAAGATCCTTTTGAACCTCTTCCATCAACAGTTCCGCTAATATCATAACTATCACAACCAAAACCTCCTAAGTGGTCATTACCAGGATATTTTAATCCATTCTTTATAATTACTTGATTTTGAAGAGATTTAGGAGGAACCCAACTTATCTTAAATCGTCCATTAGCAGAAGGTACAAACTCTACCTGCGTATCTCTTATTCCATTGCTCCATTGAAAACTTCCTTGAGTAACCTCGGCCACGTTGTTTAATTCTTCGTTATAGTCAATTTGTTCGTATATCTTAACTAGATTAAATAAAGATTCTTTAGTCTCATCTCTAAAAGCGTGTTTTTCAGTACGAGGAAATTGTCTATAATATTCATTAAGACCGTCTTGATCTTGTTTTAATCCTTCAACTTCATTTTCCCAGTGTTCAATTACACCTATACTTATCAATGTACCATCAATACCTATAATAGGTTTTTTAGGAGTATCAAATACAGGATAACCATATTTATCTATAAAACCTTCATAATTCCATTCCATTGGAATAAAAAGCGAATATAAACCTTCTTTAGTTTGACCGTTTTTATTTCTATTTAAAACATTAGAACCTGTATATATATCTTTAAAGTTTTGTCCTCCTTTATCTAAAGCGTTAGACGTTGAACCCATCATACATTTACCTACAATCCTACTACCTAGTCTTAAACAGGTTTTAGTTACTTTCCAGTTATTCTTTATATTATCAGGTTTTTCCCATTTACCACTTTCATCGTGTGCTAATAACTTTAGTTTTTCACCATCATAACTATTGTCTCCAGTGTTTTTCCAATCTATCGTAGTGTCTAACCCTTCTAGTTCTCTAAGCTCTTCATTGACCTCCAGTTTTCTACGTGTGAGTTTAGATGCCGGAACCCTATATGCCAATTCGGTTTTAGGGCGATCCATACCATCTTGGATTGGTTTGAAGAAAAACGGATAGTTAATCGAGATTGGTACAACTTTATCTGTGAACATTTTTTTAGCATCTGCACCAGTTTTAGATAAAATCCCGTATCTACTGTCGGATGATATGGTTGCTTCATTAACGAGTTCAGCTGATGACATAAATGAAAAACCTGATCGTCTGTTTTTAAGATAGCACATTCCATAGGATCTAGTATCTGCTTTACAGGCTTCCCAGAAAATAAAGAATAACCTGTTTGATTCCCTATAGTCCGGAGCTCCAACATCGATTTTTGACCATTGCAAGTACATGTAATGAGTACCAGTGATATAAGTAGGTTTACCATTATTATAAAACCAATGTCCTTCATCTCTTCTTTTAAATTCTTCATCTATATAATCCCACCATTCTTCGCGAAAATCTTGAGGGTATTTTTCCCAATCAAAACGATTTTTAATTCGTTTTAATTCTTTTGGATATTCTTGTTTTTCCCAATACTGTTCCTCTTTATTTTCGCTTCGTTTAAAACATTCATCTTCTGCTGGTAATGCAATACGCAGGTTTTGAATTTCAATGATCTCTCCAATTTGTCCAGTTTTACTTATTACTATAAAATCGTAATCTGAATTATAACCATAATCCCACTTTTTTAAACGGTTGTTTGTTTTTAAAAGTTTTGGATTAACTACATCATTTACAATTTTAGATAATGTAGGTATATAAGTCATGTCTTACTTCTCCCTTCTGCAAAACCCTTAAAACCTCTAGGTGTTTTAGTAACTTCTTCTACAGGTTTTTCTTTTAATAACTCTTCTTCCTCTTCAATTCTTTGTAGAATTTCAAAAGCATCAAATATAGCTAACTTTTTAGTGGCAGCTGCGTTCTTTAGTCGGTCCGCAGATACATCCTCCCCTGTATCTACAATCTCCTCCTTCGCCACTTTTATCAATTCCTTCACTGCTTCGTGCCCAGCTTGGATTATAAATCTCTTCGTTTCTTTCGTGTTCATATTTAACAACTATATCATTTAATTTCATACAATACAATAATTGATCATTAATAGTAAATTCAAATTCTCTATCTTTTTTAAAAGATATTAAATCTCCTATTTCTAAATTATATTCTTTTAACTTAGGATTACCATAAACAATTATTCCTTTTTGAATACTAGTTTTTTCTGTAGTAAATTTATTGTTACTTTTAATCGGAGCAATAAAACATCTATCTAAAAAAGTTATCCATTCATTGTTTTTATTATATAAATATAATTGATCCACAGCACAAAAGTATAAGTTCTCCTTAAAATAAGAGCGACTATTAACTTCTTCTCCTCTAATGTTATGAAATCTTCTAAATATATTGTGGTGAACTACAACTATATCTCCTTTTTCAATATCAGTGGTGTAAGCTAGAGGAGTTGATACCACTCTAGCTAGTTTATTAACACTTTTAAAATTAGAAATATTAGTATTTAAAATTAACTCAGAATCAGAAATTTTCTTAGTATTACTATATCTATCTCCTAAAGGTTCTATTACGAAATCATATATACTCCTCATGAAAAAGCTAAGTCAAATTCAATAGCTATAGCCATATTAGAATTAAACTTTTTCCAAGGAAGAATTTCATCATTTTTCTTTATATATATCATATACTCTCCTTGTTGTGGTTCGAGTATATCTGATATAATATGACCTCCATAAACTTCTTGACCTACAGAATAATGCATAGCTTCATTTTTATAATCAGAACCTATACTTATTTTTCTAATTTTATTAGACATCTTTTACCGCTTCTAACTTAGGTTTCTCACTATCACTTTCTTCAATGACAGTATATTCCCCAGTCTTTAGATCAATATTCACAGAACCATATTCTTCTTCTAGTTCTTTTTTAAACATATCTACTGCTTGGTTTATACTAACCATTTCATGGAGATACCCATGTTTTTGAGTTTCTAAATATCCTATCTTACTTAAAAGATTTGCAATAGCTTCTTGTTGTTCGTTTATTTTTTGTAATTGTTCTTCTTTAATTTTCATTTTATAAAATTTAATTGTTGTTGTTTTTTTTTATGATATGTAATATGAGTTTCTAATGTTATCCCAATTTGAAATTATAGTTGCAACAGGAATAAATGCAGTGTTCCACACAGCACATAATCCTTGTTTTCCACCTTCCCAAGAATACGTGTTTGTGCTACTGCTAGCACCCCACACAACAACATCATTAATTGCTCCTTCAGTTAAACCTGACACTGATGTAACAAAGCCATACATTCCAGAAGAATCAATTGTAAGATCTGTTCCATCAAAACCTTTTATGTTACCAGTGGTTCCTTTATTGTCATATGTTGATTGGCAACCAATGTATCCTTGCACAATTTGACCAGTAAAATTATATGATAAATGAATAAAAATCCATTGATCTTCAAAATTAATATTATTTGGATTACCTGTTGCGTTAGCTGTTATTAGTCGTGGAAAGTTACCTAGGTAAGTTGTTCCTCCTGTGTAATCTGCTAATCTTCTATCTACCATATAAACCGCAGCTTCGTCATCTCTATCCAAATCAAACAGCCCTACGTAATCAGCAAAACTAGTTCCTGTTTGCGTATTAGAGTTTACTTGAAATGTCATTGCAACTGAAAAATCTCCTATATTTGTTGAAGCTATTGATAGTTTGGTAAAAGCAGCTCTAGTTCCGTTTTGGTCTGGATTAGATTCCCAATAAGGAGCTATTTGACTTGCATTATCTCTAGCATACCATCTCATGCTTGGAGTAGTGCTTGAACTTGTACTTCGTTGACAGGATAAATCTCCTATTAATGTATTAGATACACCAGGGTCTAAATCCCAAGCTTGACCGGTTTGCACTTCTTGTCCATCTGTTAAATTTGATATACTTCCAGGCCACCAAAATCCTATTAAATTTGCTGTGTCTACACTAGGATCAGAACCTCCAGCTGCGGGATTTCCTGTATATATTGGATCTACCATATTTACATCATAGAACCAATTAAAGTTTGTTCCATCGTAAAAGTAATATAATATAGTTGGATTTGCAGATGCTAATTGAGCATTGATACTAGCTTCGTTACTTGGTAGTTTGCTATTAGAAAATAGCTGAAAATTAGTTGTGTTTGTTGGAAGTATTTTTAAACAACCACGAGCTCCATCAGGAAACTGTTTAGACGGTGTAGATGATTCGGTTAAAACTTGAACTGGGTTTCCAGCTCCTGTATCTAAAGGTACCCATATCGCGTTGTTACCTAAAGTAAAATCCCATTCCACTGTCCCACCAGCACCTGATATTGTTTGAATTGAATCACCACCACCACTGCTAGCAGTGTCCCATTTAAGTCCACTTACTTCAGTGGAATCAGCAGTTAATACTTGTCCATCTGTTCCTACTGGTAAAGCTATAGGATCAATAGCTCCATCACCAACAACAAGAGACCCTTTAGTTGTTAGGTCTAAAGTTGAAATTGCATTAGCACCACTTCCTAATAATAAGTGACCATCTGCTAGTGTTCCTACTCCAGTGCCTCCTCTAGTAACAGGTAAGATGCCTGTAGTGAAATTAGCTAAATCTAAATTTGCTTCTAAGCTAGTGACTATTTGGTTACCACTCATAGCAGCATTCCCTGTTCCTGATACTGTTGCGTAAGCAGCAAAACCATCTATATCAGTTATGTCTGTTATTGTAGTTACAAATACATTAGTATCGCTTATTTTTGCGTTTGCCATGTTTTAATTTTTTATTATTCTAGTTCTGCTTTGTTAGTAAGACCTGATTCTAATGCCATTAAGTTCGTCAATGCTGATTCTAAGGCTATGAAATTACTTACTGGTGGAATAGGTCCACCTCCGTGGTTGCCTTGGCCAGGTAGATTAGATATTGCAGGTATTGTATTTTTATTACCTATCCTCATTAGAATAAAGCTAATACATCGTCTAAACCAGCTGTAGATTTAGCTGTAACACTTAATACTGATACTGGTAAAAAACTACCTGATGCTACACCTGTGTATTCTACCACATTACCTGCTTCAGTTACAACTGAAATATCCATATCAGCTCCTACGTATAAAGCAGCACCAGGACCAGGAGTATGAAATGTTCCAGAGTTCGCAGGAACTTGTAATGGTGTAGTAGTATATGTATAAGACATTTTTTCATTCCAGTATGGTACTGTATTAAAAGTAGGTTCAGGAGCCGTTATAGGATCGCCAAGTGCCCAAGTACCAGTAGCAGCTACAGTTGCTACTTCTAAAATACAGTTAAAATCTCCTCCAGATACTCTTAATCTATCTCCTACAGTGTAATTCATTCCACCATCACCACCAGCTAGGTTAACACCAGTTACAATTCCACCGACAGCAACACTAACTACGTTTACATTTGCAAATTTTCCACCATCTAAAGTAGTAGTTCCGAGAACTCCCGGTGTATAATCTGTTCCTCCATCAATAATAGTAAAAGTAGCAGCTGGAGTGGGAGGGTATCCAGTCAAGTCTTTCAACGCTATAGCGTCGTGTGCAAATACTCTTGGCTCTTTTAATGTTGTTCCTATTGTACTCATTTTTTGTTTTTATTTATAAATACTTTTTCAGCTCCTCTAGAACCAAAGTATGCTACATATACTGTAACTAATAATGTTTGTAATAAATCTATCCATGCAGCATTCATTTCAAATAGTAAATCGATAGAATCGAAAACTATAAATAATGTCATGCATACTGTTAAATAAATTAATGTTAATGGTCTTGTATTTTTACTTAACCATGAATCAGACTTCATGTCGTATTGCCATCTCTCTGAAACACTATTCATTTCAGCAATATCTTGATCAATTAACTTTAATGCTAATTCTTTGTCTTTTGGAGTAATTTCATCATCTTGACTTATTAAGTTTTTAACAACTCCATATACTCCATTATTTGGAAGTACATCTCCTATTGAATCTAAAATTTTTGGTGCTTTTTCTTTTAAGAAAATACCAACTTTTGTATCTTTAAACTTTTTTTTAGGTTTGTTCTTCTCCATCTTTGTTTCCTTGAAACATATTAGATACTGTCTCGTGTAAATTGTCAATTGTTCTTGCTCGTTTTTTACAACCACAATCTTTTTTACCTACAGCTTTTGCAACTTTGTCAGCTGCTTTATCTAATCCTATTTTCTTGTTAAATTCTAAAATCTTAGTTCCTAAATATTTTTTAGGTTCTTGTGATCCATTGCTTCTTCTTTTTCTCGGTGATTCCATTTAATTTAATTATTTAATTTTATTTTTTTAAAGCAAGTAAAAATTCTCTAATACCAATTCCAAACGCCATTCCACCCATCATTGAATGTCCATGAGCAAGGATTAAACCACCAATAACACCGCAAACAACGGCTTTAGATAACGGATGATTAACAATTTCTTTTATAGTTTCCATATTATGATCTTTTACCTCTATCCATACCTTTTTTAAGACCAGGATATTTTTTATATACACATGCTTTAATTCCTTCTGGATTTGGAGCATTGTGTGCTAATTTAAGAGCTGACTTAGCTCTCTTTCTAGTGTTCACTGGATAAGTTCCCGCAGCTGCTCCACCAGCTGGACCACAGAAATCTCCCTTTTTTACATTAGGATATTCTCCAGCATTTGAACTACCAGGTTCTTCTCTTATTTCACTTATAGTTTTCTTTGCCATAACTTAGTGTTTATTACCACCCATGTGTTTAAGAATACAGTGCTTTTGTTCGTCTATTCTGTGAATTTCTCTTTTTGCATCGTGAATCAATTCTCTGTCATGGATCATTGTTTTCTTTGCGCCTTTATCACCTTTTTTGTATTTTTCATCAGCTTTGTGTAACTGGCCTTTTGCATCATAGATCAACTCTCTATTATGCATCATATCTCTATCGTATCTATTCATCTTTTTTTTTATTATAGATTTTTATATTCTTCTGTCGCGTCAAAAGAAGGACAGGCTTTGTTTGCGAAATCTCTATGTGAATGTATCTTCGCATCAGGATACATTGCTTTTAGTGTTCTTAAAACACATAATAATGCTTCTTCTTGTTCAAAAGTTCTAGTATCAGCAGGGGTTTTTCCATCTTCTTCAACACCACCCGCATAACATATACCTATTGAATTTCTATTGTAACCTTTACAATGAGCACCCATTTTAGCTATATCTCTACCTTTATGAATTTTACCAAAAATATCAATATAAAAATGATAACCTATATCAGACCAACCTCTACCTTCCACGTGCCATTTTCTAATAGTCTCAACAGTTACATCTTGACCTTCACGAGTAGCAGAACAATGTACAATAAGTTTGTTTATCTGTCTCATGATCCGTATTTTGCTACTTCCTTTGCTTTTTTAAGCTCAATGCGGTTTAAGGTAATATTATTGTTTGGATTGTTATGGTTGTCTATCCACTTCTGTGCTATTTCTTGAGTAAAATCCTTAGAGTTGATGTCAATTGGTTTTTTATTTTTATTACTTCCTCCTTCATCACCACTAGCAACTTCTTGTACTTCTTTAAAATCTCCGTATGCCATTTTATTTATTTTTATCTTTTTTTAATAAATACCACTTGTGTAAAGTGTATCCTAATGTTGCTCCTAACAATAGTATCTTCAACGTTGGTTCTAACCAATCACAACAACTAGCGGCAAATGCTCCCGTATTTACTGCGTATAACTTGATGCTGTCTGCTACTTCCATAGCTATTTGTTAGCACGCAATACAGCGTTACCTTTATAAGTTGGATACTCTTGTCCTGGAAGAGGAATATTTTTTACCTTTGGTTGTCTTATAATGTTTACTTTACCTGCCGGTTTCTGTGCTTTTTTCATCTTTATATATATTTATAACTTAAACTAATCCTGTGTAATCGACATCGTCTAACTCATCAGCTCCACTTATAGATCTGAAACTTCCAGGTATTTTAGGATTTAAATTTCCTGTAGAAATACCACTAAGCATTTTAGGGCTTTGTCTTACGTTTAACACTGGTTCAAACTCACTACTATACGAACCAGGTATATTTAATTCAGGATTACCCGCTACTTCTTCTCCACTAGTAGGATCTATTCCTCCTGTTACTCCAGCATTCGCTTGAGGATATAGTTCATTTTGATATTCCAGTGAGTTGTTGGGATCTTCAAATCTATCCATAACTTTTTTTATTAATATTCATATTTTTTATAGTAGTGGCTAATACTCTATCACTATAAGTTTTTCCTTTCATTAAATGATTGGAACGTTCTGTTGTGGGGATTTCTTCTTCCCCTAATATTATACGGTACATTCGGTTTATCAACTGTTTACACTTGAAAGAAACTTTATATATATGATACTTCTGAGTGGTGCGGTTTCTTTGGCGCCATACCACTATCCATCCCTCCTTCAGTAATCTGTTCCAGCGTCTGTTATCCCAGCTGTATGCGTGTGTACCGTTTTTAAAATCTTGTTTAGTAAATAAGTCTGTGGCCTCTAAGTATATTAATAACTCTAAATCTGCTTCTTTTAAGCTGTTTGTTTTAGCAGCCCATTTCCTTATTATTCTATAATGTTTTAGTAAATTTAATTCTTTTACATCTTTTGATGTTAATCTCTTCATTTAATTATATTCAAATATAAAACGATATTTAAAGTCTGTAAAATCATTTTGACTTTGAATAAAAAATTGCCAACCTCCAGCATACCATATAAATTGCCCTGGAGTAGTGCTTGGTCCAATATATTGAGCTGGTCCAAGATTTATATAATTAGCAACTAATGCCCAGGAAGGTACATCAATAGTTATATACTGTGTACCTGGATCACCAATATTAGGTGCTAATGTGTTTGCTGTTAAAGTAGCACCAGGAACAGTTTCCCAAGTACTGCTATTACTATTCGGTCCACTTGTCGCTGACGAAGCGCCGTTAGTAATAAAAGTTCCTCCTGGTTGATCACTGTCATAAACAGAAAAACCACAACCTATAGCCATACCACAAAACATAGGAGAAGCGCCAGGAACATAAGCATTTGTATATACTTTAATCTTAGTAATATTCATTATGTCTGCTGATAAAGCTGTACCAGAAACCCCATGAGTATCTCCTAAAGAAGCAGGTAAATCATCAGGTGCGTATTCGCCAATTAAATCTCTGTTTTGGCAATCAAATACCCAAAAAGTACTTGCACTACCCGCACCATCTGACTCCTTAGCATAATTATTACTAATTGCTACATTATAACGGCCAACACCACTTCCAGCTATAGTATCACAAACTATTTCTCCACTATCATATTGAGTGGTAGCAGGTGGACTCCATGTCCAAGCGCCAGGAAGAGGATTTTCAATACAATAAAACGTATAAGCTTTCCCATCAGCAGGAATTGTCGCAACTCCATTTACAGTGTTATTAATACTTCCACCTAAAGCAGAAGGAAATACTAACACTGGTAAAGAAGAATTGTTTATAAAAGTAGTTGAACGACCTGTTGTCGCTATCGGTAATTTACATGCTCTATCTGTATTAGTACTGGTGATAATTACATTTATACCGTATATAGCTACACTTGTAGTTGTTTCGTTTGTATTATTTAATACTAAATCATCTAACACTGTTTGAGTACCACCACCACCACCGCCACCGGCAGCAATTTTACGGATCTCATTTTCTAGTTCAATATCTTTCTTTATTCCTTGCATTGTTTCTTATTGATTGACTTCTAATATTATTTTAAATTGATAATCTTTAGTAGGCATACCAGCGGATATTTCAAAATAAGGACACCACCAATAGTCAGAACCTCCTCCAGGAACTAACCCAATATTTGAACCTATCTGCCCATAATGAGGATTGTTTGAAGTTGGTGTATTTACTCCTACACTTAATTCATTATAAAGAGTTCCTAAATCTCCTACTTGAAGAGGTGTATTAGATATTCCAGTTGTAAGCTCAGTAGAATAATTACTTGGATCAAACGAATCTGGAGTGTTTATATAATTATAATACCACGATGTACTTGTTCCTCCATTACAACCAATTAAAAAACTAGAACTTATTTGAAATACAACTGGATATCCTGGTCCTGTCCAAGGACTTGGTATATCAGATATTAATATATTGCTATATAATTTTAATTTTACAATTTTTGTTGGAGTTGTTTCTGACCGCATATAAGTAGGAGCATTAGACGAATTACCAAAAAGATAACCGCATCCTGATGGTCCTCCACTTTGAACTCCTAATCCAGCTGGAGATAACTTGAATGAACCAGTTTCCCATCCTGCTGCTTTAGTTAATACTCCATTAGTATGAGGGATTTCTAAATAATTTGCTGCTACTCCTGTATTTGTATCTAAATTTGGTATTCCTATTTGAGCCGTAGCTAAAGGAGAAGATAATACCCAACTACCCGGTAAAGGATTTACTGTGCAATAAAAAGAATACGGAGTATAAGGCACACTAAGAGAAGCACTACCATCCACATTTCCATTTATATCTCCTCCAGGTGCACTTGGAAAAACATTAACTGGTATTTGTGTTTTATTAATAAATATTACTTCTTTTCCCGTTTTTGCCTCTGGCAATCTACAACAAAAATCTGAAGCAGTTACAGTTTCAATAATATTAATTCCATATGAAGCAACAGCTGTAGTAGCATCAGTAGTACCTTGCACTTCTAAAACTTGTACATCTTGCGCTCCTCCACCACTAGAAGCGCTTATCTTACGAATTTCGTTTTCTAATTCTATATCCTTCTTTATTCCTTGCATAATTTATAGTATAATTACTACGTCTTTTTCTTGGATAACTTTTAAAATTTTATCACCTATTTCTATATCGCAGCCTGCGTGTCTATCAAAGTAGATTTTATCTCCTTCATTTATTATAGCCACATCAGATCCTACTTTTACTATTTCTCCTTCTCTATACCTTACATCTTCTCTTTGCTTCTCACCTAGTATTAATCCACCTTTGGTAGACTTAGAAGTTTCTTTTTTCTCTTTTACTACTATGTTCTTACCTATTGCTTTCATCTATCCTTAGATTATTAATTACACAATCAGTTGACAATATAGTAGTAGCTACAGAAGCCGCGTTTTTTAAAGCGCTTTTAGTTACTAGTAGTGGATCTATTATTCCGGCTTTAACCATATTAACCGCTTTCCCTGTAACCACGTCTAAACCTTTACCATTTCCTTCAGGTAATGAGATTTCTATCATTCCAGCATTTCTAAGTATAGTGTTATATGGCGCACATATTGCGTTAAGTAATACTTGCTCCCCTGTACTTTTTGCTTTTATATTATTTGCTGCATTAAGTAATGCAACTCCTCCGCCAGGAACTATTCCTTCTTTAATAGCGGCTCTTGTAGCGCATATAGCGTCTTCTACTCTATCTCTTTTTTCTTTTAATTCGATTTCAGAGTTTGCACCTACTTTAACTACAGCTAGCTTAGCAGACAACATTGATACTCTTTTTTCTAATCTTTTTATAAAATTAATGTTCTTTTCTTTTTTAATTCTATCTTTAAGCGATTGAATAAGATCTATTACAACTTCAGGAGTTTCCTCTACTTGAATTAAAGTGTTATATGCCGTGCTAGTGACTTTCTTACAAGTACCTAATTGATCAACATGGATAAGATCCATATCATCACCTAATGTTTCATCTATGACAGTTGCTCCGGTTAATGCCGCTAAATCATCTAGCGTTTCTTTTCTACTTACTCCAAATATGGGAGCCTCTACTACACTTATTTTGATATTTCCTTTAACTTTGTTCATTGCTAAAGCACCTATCACTTCATGTTCTACATCTCCAATTATTAATAAAGATTCTTTATTTGTAATAGCATGTTCTAAAACTGATTGAATTTTCCTAATATTTTCTATCTTACTATTAACTATTAATATTAAAGGATTATCTAATTCTGCAGTTCCTGTGGTAGAATCTGTTATGAAATGTTGGTTAGCAAAACCTTTCTCATATTGAACTCCTTCAATGTTTTCTATAACAGTGGAAGGATCTTCGTGAGTCTGCATTCTCACAACACCAGTTTCATCTACGACTCTAAAAGCTTCTCCAATTAATTCTCCTAATTCACTATCGTTATTTGAAGATATAGTGGCTACTTGACTAATGCGATCACCTGTTACAGGTTTAGAAATTTTTTCTAAATAAGCTATTACTTTGTCAACTGCATCATGTATACCTATTTTTAACTCTCGCGAGTTTTCCGATTTTATCGCGCCATACGCTTCTTTTAGTATTGCGTGCGCTAAAACCGTGGCAGTCGTAGTTCCATCACCAGCTTCTTTTACTGTTTTACGAGCTGCTTCTTTTAAAAGCTTAGAACCCATGTTTTCTACAGGATCTAATAATATAATATCGTTTGCTACAGTGACACCGTCTTTAGTTATCTGTGGATCACCTTTGCTATCTTCAAGTATAACACATTTGCCGTTAGCCCCTAAAGTAGAGCTAACAGCTTTAGTGAGTTTTTCTATTCCTTGAAATATTTTATTCTTTGCATCTTCACCGAAGTTAAGATGTTTAACTATTGTTTCATTCATTATATTAAATTAAATTGGTTTGTAAGTTATTTCTTAGGCCTTGGTTTACTAGGCTTTGTTTTTGGTTTATATTTCATTATCAAAAGTTTTAACTACTTTAGGTCCTTTTAAGAACTCTAGTTTTTTAGAGTAATGTTCGATGGATCCATCAATAGCTGCTTCAGCTCCATTCATGGTTTCTCTTCTAGTTACATCAACCCATAAATCTTCTTCTTCAGGATGTTTGTATTCAGTTTGAAAAAATCCATTTGGAAGTTGTACTATGCGCCAATTGCTTTTATTTGCAACGTGGTTCCAAAGTTTGACCATCTCTTGGTCTGGGTGTTGTGGGGTACTACTCCACGATTGAGTACGGTATAAAAACGTCATGGTTTATTGTTTTTAGGTTATTATGTTGGTTGTTAATGTTTGTTCTCTAAGTGTTCCAATGAATTGTCTTTATCTGCTGGATTATAATTATCCATTAAAGACTTATTATTTTGAAACTTCTTCACCGTTTTTTCACTAACAACCTCATGTTCTTTTAACGGTTTAGAGATATTGTAAATCTTTTCTGTAGGCGCTTTTGGTCTTGGTGTGGGTGTGGGTGTGCTTCTACTTGTTGAAGTTGAAGGGCGCTCATGTGGACCTAGGAAATTATACAGGTGTTTTAGTCCTTGAAATACTGGTCCACTAGCGGCTTCAGCTACTCCTTTAACTATTTTGTTATATATATTATCCGGCATAACTCTTTTTTATTTTCTTAACCCTGTCATTAACTCCTCGTTTTTCTATTATTTTACGAGTATGTTTTTTAATACCTTCTTTTGGCATATCCTTATTAATCACAGCTTTATCTTCGTAATTTACCTTTCTTACAAAAATTGTTTTAGTTTTTGCAACTGGCATTACTATATTTTTTTCTTTATCTAAAAGTTCTTTATCTGTTTTGCTCATTTTGTTTTATTTACTCAACTATTGTAATTTTTCCTTCTAACCCTTCGTATGCCCCTGGATTTATTTCTGAATTTTGTTTTATGTTTACTTGGTAAATTGCTCCTGGCACTATATTTCCAATACCATTAAACCCAAAAGCTGGTAAATAACTATTAACTGAAGAATCTGTTATTAGTAATCCATTGCCAGCTAAAGCATCAAAAGGCTGAAAAAATCCTTCAGTTTCAAAAGCTTCATTTATAGGTATACCTTCAGGAGCGTCTTCTGCTATTTGTATACTAGTCCAATACCATCCATCAAGATCTGTACTTAATACTTGATAAGGTAAATCTGTTCCAGGTGGTTCTGAAAAAGGACATTCACCAGATGGACAACTCCAATCATTGCTTGCTTCTGCTTGCTCGTCACCAATACGTAACTTAGGTACTTCTATCGGTGGTTCTTCATTGCACTCTTCAGATTCTTCACAATTTAATAATACAACGCCTTCTGGACATCCTGCCGCTTCAATACCTTCTGGTAATTCAGACGGAGCTTCAAAAGTGTAACACGAACTAGATGGTTCAGGTAAAATAAAGTTGTTTGTAGTTGTAACACCCGGTGTGTACGCTTCTCCTTCCGGTAGCTCACAGCATGGTGTATAAATAAACTCATCTTCTGTTCCACATTTCACCCATCTTAAATATGCAAGATCTTCTTGAGCTTGTTCACATGGTAGAAAAGAGGAAAATACTTGTTCCGCTAAAGGAGTTATAGGACCTGGTTCAAAAGGTACTGTTGGTCCTACATCATACCACTGACAGTTATACCAAACAGATAAAGCTCCTTCACTATGTAATTGTATACTTGAGACAAAAGCTACTTCTTCACTGCCACAAACTGTATAACTAAAGTTTTCTGCGGGTGGTTCACCTCCACAACTTTCACAACATTCAGTAGGATCTACTAAGCATTCTATTTTTTCAAAAAACACTCTATCTGCTGGAGTACATACTTTTGTACTTACAATATAACAATCTTCACTTTCCTCAAGCTTAATAACATCTCCTATAGAAACGTCTAAGTCTGTTAAATCTACAATTCCAGCAAGTTCTCCACTACAAGTGTTAACTTCATAAGTGTCTCCATTTATACAACAGTTACATGCAGGTGGTTCATCTCCAGCAGGAAATTCTCCCTCTATCTCTTCTATCTCTATAATTTCTGCTCCTGGAGGGAACGCTTCTAACGCTTGTACATTCCAACAAACTTCAGCTACTTTAATAATTGCTCCGGTTTCTGCATATTCCCCCAAAGGACTTTCAGTATATAAAATTACTTCAGGATTGTTGCATTCTGTTATAGCAAACTTACTACTTGGAGTAACTGAGTTATTTTGAAAAAATGTTACCGGAAAAACTATACTCATGTTTTATTTTTTTATTGGAATCCATTTTGCATTACACCGTATAAGTTGCTACCGTCACATACAAAAGTTAAAACATCTACAACCTGACCTGGTGCTCCTACCGGTGTCAATGTAGGCACTACACCACCTGGCCATTTCCAATTTCCTGGTCCAAAATTTAAGGTCCATGCTGCACTTTGCGGATGGCTAATTGTCATGATATAAGTACCTGGTGCTATGTTAGTAGGAAAGCTTAAAGTAAACGATGCTGGACCAATTAATGTTCCATCTACAAATATTGACACTATATCTCCTAAATCCATATTTGGTGCTATAGTATCTAAATCGCCTACATTGACGTATGTGTTTTGAGAAGCTATTGTTTGACCAAAGAATTGTGTTCTTTCAAACTCAAATAGACATGTACTTGGATCTACTGCTGGATCTGTACTAGGGTTATTAAACCCAGTTATAGTTAAATCTTTGTCTACTTGTATTTGACTAGGTAGTCCACCTCCATTTGTTGGTGAAACAAGTTCTATAGATGGATTCGGAGTACCACCGTTGTCAAAAGCTACTTGGAAAGTAGCATCTGTAGTTATAGTGTGTTTATGACCTAGACCAATTGAATCTAAAATAGGTACTCCACTATATACCGGTGGATTTGGCCAATATGTAGCATTGAACCCAATTCTTCCATCTGTACCGATACTTACGTTTCTACCTCCAGCAAGTGCCGATCCACCACCAATAACAACATTATCGAAGTTTTCTTGGAAAGCGTTGTCCCCTATGATTGTATAATTACCTAATTGATCATTAAAAGAACCGTAACTCACGCCTTTATTACCAACAACCGTAGTATAGCACTGTCCAGCTCCAAAAGTGTTAGGGAAAAACTCAATACTTTCCCCAATTGTTATATATCTACCATCTTCAGGGTCAAATGGGCTTGCGGCTGGGCCTAAAACCTTTGTTTTTGCACCTATACTAACATTTCCTACGCCATACGCGCTGCTATCTGCTCCAATTAACACCCCTTGATCAGGAAAAGTTGTAGGAGTTTGAATTAATTGCGCTCCTTGACCTATTGCTATGGACTCTATAGCGTCACTAACGTCAGCATGTTGTCCAACTAATACATTATTGAACCCATTTATCAATCCTGCGGAAGGAACAGCTGAACTAGGTGATCCACCATCTGCTACTTCAAACCCAATTGCTACGTTTCCTGAAGCAAATTCAGCAACCCAAGCTGCATTGTGTCCAATAGCCGTGTTTGTTTCACCACCATCTAAGTCTTCTAAACTTCTACCACCTACTGCTACGTTAAAAGATCCAGAATATTCATTTCCTAATCCATCTAAAGCAACACCAGTGTTACTAGTTAAACTACTATAACCAACAGCAACGTTTTGACCATATTGATAGTTAAATGTAGTAGGAAATACTGTTGAACTACCAAATATCTTCAGCGCGTCATTACCTATAGCTACACTTTCATTATTATTTTCAACATTACTAACTGATACTATACCAAGAACACAATCTTCATTGCCACCAGGAACAGTTATAGTTTCTCCTGCATTATAATTACTACCACCTGATACAATAGTTACAGTATTAACTCTTCCCATAGGACTACCATCAACTGTCCACTCTATTTCTAACCCTTCACCTGATCCAGATGTTGTAGTTACTAAAGTAGGACCTGCTGAATCTGCAAGATAACCTGTTCCATCAGGAAGACCACTTGTATCTAAAGATAAAATAACTCCTTCATAATTGATTAATCCAGAATTTATTAATGCATTTAAACCTAAAGAAACAGAATCTGTATCAAATTTGTGGTTAGATACGATAGTACCACCCTTAGCTCCACCTACATGCACATTTCTTAATCCTTGATTATTATTATTTATAGGAATAAACCAAGATGAATTATTCGAAGGCAATCCAGCGGGTACAGGATTAGTTCCAAATTGTATTTGACCAGAATCAAACTTTGCTACAGTATCCCATTCTAAAGAATTTGTACTATCTTCTGGTAATCTAGTACCTAAAGCCCATGTATGTAATGTCTCTGTTACGTTATTCCATAAATTCGTTGTCCAGTCTCCGTCAAACCATAGATCTCTAGATGCAATATTACCATCTAATCCTTGATCTTCCATGTTAACGGTATATTGTTTAGTTACCGCATCATATGTTGTTGTAAATGTAATAGATCCTCCTGCTGATGTGAAGTTCAGTGTTGAATCAACTTCATCTGCAACTACTTCTGGAAATAAAGAAGCTGGGACACCGTTAGAGCTGAATGTCATTTTTTGCCAGGCTTTATCTGCAAACACTGTTCCTCCACCTAGCCATGTAGCCAGAGCTCCTAAAGTAGTATTTCTCGTAGCGTTTTTATTATTTGCTTGAGAAATAACTATCTGATCATTTATATCTAAGTCAGTAACGGCTGGATATGTATATATTATTGCCATTGTCTATTTTTTATGCGTAATGTGTTTCTACAAACTCGTTGTTATCATCAAAATCACCACCTTTAACAGCAGCTGATACAACATCACCTAACTCACCGCTAGTTTTAACTTGAGATTTTAATCCTGACGCGTCTGTTATTACCGATGGACTACTGTAACTTCCCGGTGTTTTATGTTCAGATATTAAGTTAGTTATTCCGTTATTACCAGTCTCACTCCTACCTGTTACTCTTTTAAGTTGATCTGCAGTTATCGAGTATCGATCTTCTACAAATTCGTTGTTATAATCAAAATCGGCCATTTTGTTTTTATTTTAGTATTAATATTTTTCTTTGTGTACATTAGTACCTATTCACAGGTTTTTACTCTTTTTTACAAAATATTAGATATATAGAAGTTAGGGGTAACCCCCATCCCCCTATTCTTTCAACTACTAGGAAAACGCTTTTCTCATTTGACCCCCGCCTTTGTTTTAAAATTCACAACGATATTTTTTTGCCTTTTCCCTCCCATCCCCTCCCCTCCCTAGGCTTTCACGTTTTACTATCTATCC